CCGGGGCGAGCCGGGGGTCTGCACCGGCTTGGCTTCAACAAATTCTTGAGCCTGTGGGGGAACTTTCTTTGCGGCAGACTTTGTGGGTTTTCTTTTTGCCATGTCCTGTGTGGATACAATAAAAAAAGGGCAGAGCTGATGAAGATGCCGTTAAGCATCTTTTCTCAGCCCTGCCCTTTCCATCGGGTTGGACTAAAAGCCGCTTGTGCGCTCCTGCTTACCAGTCCCTCGCCTCATCGGGCCATCGCCCGCAAGGTCTGGTCAAGCAACTCGCATTGCAAATGTAACTCTTTGCGAACTTGTTGTCAAGGAAAAAAATTGCAGGGAGCGGCCCGCACGGGTCTCGCGGTCACAGGAAAGTTGCGCCTAAAGCTTCTGTGGCTCCCTGCTGTCCGTTATGAGTTCCGTGATTGTTCCCCTGATTTGCAGCTTCCCGTTCCCCGGTCCATTGGCATGTGATAAGACCACCTGAATGAGAGAATGGACATTGCAGCAAGTGACTATATGTTTCAACAGCAACACGCCACCATTGGGCGTTCTTACTGTCTTTGAAGATTTGTTTCTTGCAATGTGCGAGTCTTTCCAAATATCCATCACCCTTCATGGCGAGTCCTTTCAGGTGAATGTATGTAGAGGTAGTAGAACCTCCGGCCACTCAGCGCAGTCGCTCCCGTCTCAGGGGAACCGTAAGCCCGATAGCCGGAGGCTCCCAATCTCACGTCTTGCATCATCATCGGCACGTCGCTCAACGGTTAATTGGCGTGGACTATTGAATGCTGTCATTCGACATTCAAACGCCTGATTGCGCCGGTTGCATGATTTGACCATAGCCTGATGCCGTTCGCTTGATTGTCTACCTTTCCTCTCAGTGATTGTTTGTCTTGCCCTGCAACTTGGATAGTACATCGGGAGCCATATCACCGCCCACGAAGTAATTCTTCACCTCGCCCCCGGCTATCGTTATCTTAAGCACACCCATTCCCTTACGCATAGCGTTGCGCACATCACGTATCATCTGCGCTTCAAACTCGGTGACGTTGATGGTGCGGGAGTAAACTATTTCAGTTGGTGTGTCGTTGCCCATGATCTGTGTTTAATCGCCTTTGCCCTGTCCTGTGTCCTGCCTGTCCACCTGCCCTATTTCGTAGCACCCGGCACATATGAATTTCTCTTGCGCACAAGGTTTCGTAATCAGAAAGACTTCTCCAATATATCCAACAATGAGTTTATCGTTCTTATCCAATGGCGTAAAAAATAATCTGCGGCCTCCAATATAGCACGGCTCGCCGCAGATCACGCATGGCTCAAGACTCGTCCCGCCGATCGGTCGCCATTCTATCAGCAACCGGCAACGTGCTTTGATTGCTGCCATAAGATTTACCAAATATTCTGACCACCAATGATTTACTTAATTCTTCGAGTGCTTTTTTAACTATTTGTTGTCCAAATAAATGGATGGGGTTAAGGAGGGTTGCCGTAATGATTCCACCGTCGGAAATCTCCATACTCGTTGGGTCAACTTCCAATCTACATAAGGCGGCATAGGCAGCGATCTCCTCTTCCGTGCCTGAGACAATTACGTGGTAGGGAAAATCATCCAACCTCATTTCACTTATAACTTTCACTTATCCCCCAATATCTGCTCCATGTCCGCACGCATCACCTTCCACCTCTGCTGCTCTGCCACTGCCCAGTTCTTCGTGTGGTAAACGGCCATCTTTATCGGGTGCATGTCCTCCTTGTGGCACTCCGGGCAATAGCCTTCCAATGTGTGCATACCGTTCTCGAATAGCCTGCCGCATTCAGTGCAGAGGAAGAAAGCCTTCGGGATGGGGTTCTCTGTCAAGATGGGGATGTCCACGTGGTTGCCCTTTCAGAATGGATGTGTCTCTTTGTTCCGCAATTCATCGACCTGCCATTGAAGCTCTGCAAGCAACTCCCTTACCGTCTCACCGTGCCCGGTCGAGAAGCCGTTGACCAGCATCCACTGCGCAAGCTGTTCCCGGTCACTCATAGTCCCATCCTCCTGGGATTCCCCCGTCTTCAGAATTGACGGTGGCGCATTAACCGATGCACTATCCACCTGCGCGATCTTGTCTTTGAGTTGAGACAATCCTTGCCAGAAAGTTCCCAACCGTTTCTGTCCAGACTCTTCATATTCTGTCTTGAATTTCTCGAATCTTTGCCGGTCAAGTTCTGTTTCAAAATGAGCCGACCCGTCTGGCAACAGGATAACTCTAATACCCGCATCAAGGCACGCTTCCAATAAGTCAACATTTATTTTTGACTGTACTTCACGTTCCTGTGGTGTTGGCATGTTACTGTTCCTTGGATTTCGGTTTGGTAAGCTTTTTATCGTATGTCTGGGACTGAGCCATCTTCGTTCCAGTATCTTTTCAGAATCGAATCAAATGCATCCGCTTGTGCTAAATACTGTCCTCGTATAGCGTCGGGCGCACCCTGAGCCTCCTTTTTCAATACATCTCGACGATACATCAACTCCTGCTTGAGTTTGGCGAGAATTGCTTGACGCTTTGAAGACAATTCAACATTCATTCGTTCGATTTCACTTATCTTCACATGGTAAGTCTGAGTCATTTTGTCCCCCGTTAATATTGCTCCGTTGCCTGTGATGTAACCGACTCCACTATGCTTACATCTTTCAAATCCCGTGCGGACAATATGCCGCCTTTGAAGTGCCTGTTGATCGCCTGCACAAATGCATCGTTCACGTCTGTGCCAGATGCCGGGAACAGCAATAGCCCTTGCCGGGGGTCATTCAGCAACCGCTCCTTCAAATGCCGTGCAACGAATACATCCCCACGTTCAACGGCGGGTGAAGCGAACATTGCACGCGTGCGCTTGTCACCACCACCAGCTATTTCTACCTCCGTCGCCGGAACGTCATTATGTGTCAAGACCTGCTTCGCTGATTTACCGCTTGCCTTGGCCTCGATGTAATGCGGACCGCCCTTGCTGCTCATCCAGTCGATAAGCTCCGGGAACTCCACCCAACGAAAATCAAACTCAAGCACATACATTTTCTTATGCTGTCGTCCGTCTGCGTCACGCCATTGGTGGATACCGCTCTTGACATAGGCACAAGCGCTGTTCTTTTCGTCCTCCGTGTATGCCAAGTCCCAATCATATCCAACGGCAGTAAGGATTATGCTGTCCAATGCCAACTGCTCCGCATCGAATGGCTTGAACCAATCCTCCTTCCACAAATCACCCTCAACCTTCGTCGGCCTCTGTTGGCACAAAGCCTGCCAGAATTTCTCCGTCATCATCTTGCGGTTCTGCTCGACCATCGCCCTTGTCATCAACTCCGGTATCAATACCTCGCCCTGCTCACGCCAATCAGGTATGACATTGCACGTCGCCGGGAACTTCCATACGCCCTCCATTAACTCGGGGAAATTGAGTATCGTCCAATGTTGCGGGTTCAACTTTTCTTCCTCCAGCAGCCAGCCGGAAAGGTCGTCAGGATGCCACCGGGTCTGCACGACGATGAACGCTGCGCCGCTATTTTCGCTCAACTCACCCATCCGCTGACGCTTATACCATACCGTGCGCCACCAATTCTTGAGCTTGTCCCGTATCGTGGGTGAGTATGCTTCCTCCAAGTTCTTCAACGGATCGTCGATGATAAGCACATCAGCATGCTTCCCTGTTGCCGGTCCGCCCGCACCTGCCGCCCACATTCCACCACCTTCAAGCGTGCGCCATTCCCGTGCACCGCTCACATCCTGGTCAACAGCACCACCAGATACAACGTAGTTATCCAATGCGTCACGACTCAAGTTGTGCGCCAAGTCTGCTGAGTAGCTTGCAAGCCCAACTCGTTTCTTTGCATCCTTGCGGATAAGGTAAGCAGGGAACAACCGGGACACGGTTTCACTTTTGAAGCTGCTGGGTGGGCTGAATACCATCAGGCGTTTGATCTTTCCAACTGCCACATCCTCAAGCACCTGCACGAATTTCGTGTTGTGCCGATACCAACGGTTCTCAGGTTTTACGTGCTCAACGAAAGTCTTGTAGTCCACAGTGATGCGCTCACGGTATTCAAGCTCCGCTTCGGCTTTCAATCTCAACTCTGCCTCCATGTCACTGATAGGACGTTCTGTCATAAGTAATCAGTAACTTGCAGGAAAGACTTTGCTTCATGTTGTTTGATTGCTTCAAGTATTACTCTGGCGACTTGGGGGACAATGGCGTTGCCGAGTCCGGCAATTCTGTCCACATAATTGGGTATCCCATCATCCACTCTGCGAATAAGGGGTTGAGGTATGTCGGATCGCTCTCTGATTTCCTCAATGCTTCTGAGGACTTTGCCCCACGGAAATCTTTGCTCCCCCGAAACCTCTTCTTCGATGATCCCTTGTATTCGTTCTTGCCCATTGTTGGTATGAGCACCGATTGAAGCGTTTCCAATAGTTTTGCTTGTCCCTCGATCCCTTGGTTCGATACTATCCTGGGCGATCGCCCCCTGAAAAACACCTCCCTGATTATATTCCCAACCGTTGCATCGGACTTCGTTAGGGTAGGCAAGCACCCAGAGGCGTTCTCGTTTATGTATTGCCCCAACGCTTGATGCCGATATAACCTGCCATTCCGCATCATACCCGCTTTCGTGAATATCCGTAAGGACTCGATTGAAGAATCGCCCATTGTCAGACCTAAAGATTCCTGGAACGTTCTCAAAGAGTGCGTAGCGGGGTCGTATTCCGCGTAAGGCTCGGACACATTCTCCCCACAAATCCCGCTCATCTCCACTTCCTTTTCGCTTTCCTGCAACGCTGTGGGGTTGGCAGGGAAACCCTCCGGTGATAAGGTCTGCTTGTCCCTCTTTCCATTCGATCTTCGTGATGTCACCCAAACACTCGCTTTCTGGAAAATGCCGATGGTAAACCTTGCAGGGATATTCCTCAATCTCAGAATGGCCTACGTTCCCGTATTGATCGCCCCACGTCCACTTACAGGCAAGAGCAAAGCCACCAATGCCTGAGAAAAGGTCGATGTGTCTAAACTTGTTCTTCCCAAGCATTCTACGCTCCTTTCTGCAAGAAAAACCTCTCAACGTCATCGCCAAACGGAACGAAGCCGCGCTTGGCGATTAAATGTTTCTTGAATCTCTCATTCGTGAAAGCCAATATCCGCAGGGATAAACCGCTTCTCTTGCACGCATAGCCGAACCATTCGAGAACATCTTGAAGGTGCCCGTTGCCCGGTTTTGTATTGATGACGCTCAAAATCTCGTAGGCTTCTGGTGTCAATCGCCACTGGCCTTCGCAAGTCCCGACTCTGAAAACTTCCCAAGGAATCTCCGGGTATTTGTCGTCGTTGTATGTTGTCTTCTCGATAGCCTGTTCCAACCGCTCCGGTAACTTCCACGGAGCGGATTCAAAGTCAAGGTCGTGCTTCGTTTGGACAGCGTTCCCACGGCTCATGGCTTTCTACATTCCTTATGCGAGTCAGCGAACGCCTCGCCTTGTTTGATGAAATCCCCTGTGCTTGCCGGTAGATGAACAGAGCGCGTTGCTCCGCATCGGTTGCATTTGAACGTGGGGGGTTTTGGACTGGGCTCAAGATGAAGCACAATCCAATCGGGGAGCTTTTTGTGCATTCTCTCCATCCTTTGATTGTTCGTGCCCGTTGTTTATCCAGTCAACCATTCCAACGAACTCTTCAAGAGTGCTTACCGAAGGACAGTCTACGGTTTTGTTATATGACTGTCTGTAACAAAAAACTCTCTTGTTTGCGGCTTGGAGTGTTTTGATATTGTTCGGATTGTCCTCAATGAATATATCGCAATCAATCGCCCCCTTCCATGCCTCCGTGAAAAACAATCCTGAGTATGGAAAGTCATGTGTAAGCAACCATTTCAGTGTATAAACCTCTCTGCCCCGCGATTGCGCGGTGATGTAGATAATTTCATGCCCGCGTCCAGTCAAAGCCAACATAGCTGAGAGTGCTCCGGGGTAAGGATTGCCAAATTCAAATATCTCTTTTGGCCTTGTGTTAAACACATAATCATATATTCCTTCGCCGATCGGGAAAAAGGGATGCAAGTCCCAACGCGTGATCGGATTCACTTTATGGTCGGGAAAATCCTTTTTATACTGAGCGGTTAATGCCCCAATGAAATCTCTCAGAACACCGTCGATGTCTACGCCTATTCTCATTAGCTTTCCCTTTCGTCTTCAATACGTCCTGCATATTTGGCCAATTGCTCAAAGATGATGATAACAGCAAGAACGAAGATATACTCAATGCTCACCAGAACGATGGCAAGCGGGAGTCTCCATGCCAGTGATTCCGCAATCAGCCCGGAGAGATACCACGCACCACCAAGAATCACGGCGACGAAGAATATACCCTTGGCGACGGTAGGTTTTCTAATGTTCATCATGGCGTTACCTCCGAGCTTTCTTTTTTGCCTTGAAGATGACCGTATCGGGATAACGCCCAATCTGCTGCCGGACGGTTTCCCTCTGAGCAATCAAATCTTTAATCGGGTCTTCTTTCACTTCTTCCACTTCGCACAGAAACACCTTGCACTTCTCACCACTGTCCCCGATGACCCACGTCCCGCCCCGTTCATCCTCTACCTGCTCGACAATCTTTCCTCTGGTCAGGCCGTGCTTTGCGTCTACCGGGATGTCAACCAGCAACCGGAGCTTCATAACTTCTCCTTTGTTTGTTGTTCTAAAAGCGCAACGAATATCTTCTGCGTCAGCTTGATGTCAACAAGCGCATATTCATCGTTGTCCGTGCTGCGGTAGCCCTGTTAGGTCGAATTCGTGACCCCGGACAACGCGTGCCTCGTTCTCCGAAAAATCTTTGAGATGATGCCCAAGCTTACGCTTGACCGTTTCTTTTTCGGCGGGCTCAAACTTTATCACATCCTCTTCAATGATGGCGGTGACTTCCTTCTTGAAGTCAATCTCCGCCAGAAGTTCCTTCGGTATATCCGAGAGCCAAGCCGAATACTGATCAAGCTGATAGATGTAAAACGTTTCGGTTTCCTTCCAAAGCCAGCCCACTTGAAAATTGCTGATGAACTTTGGGACGGCTACCAATACCCGGTGCTTCGCCTGTGGGATAACGACGTATGGCTTTTGGAAGTACCGAACGAACAAATCCTTTTCAATCATCCCCGACAGTTTCTGGTCAACGCTTCGAGCGACAAGTGCCAGACTGTGTTCCCGGTCTTTGAGTTGAGCCTCGATCTGTGCAAGTCGTGCAAGCTCCGCATCGGCCTTTGAACGCATCTGCTCCAATTCTTCGCGAAGGGTATCCATCATTTCTTCACCTTGCGCCAGACCACAACGCCGTCGCTTCTCAGGCCGACCTCAACGTCTTTTTTGATATACTGAGTCGGGGGCGGTTTCCACCATAAAAGCCGGGGTCGATACCTTTGTATTCTCCGGCGAACGTCACCCATCCGAGCCATTCGACGGTACCTCTGTGGCTTATCTCACCAATACCAACTATTCCCGTTACGGGGGAGAATGAAGCGATGTCAAGTTTGTCGTCCGCAAGATTATCCGGGATGCGCGATGCGGATTTTCTCCACACAGTATCTTTGCCAACGATAATCATTTCAACCAACGTTGGATCAACCCACACAACATCCGACGTATCAAGCATCACGGCGGTTTTCACCGCTGGATTGTTGAGGTAAAAAGCTGTCTGTTTTGCAATATGGGGGGGGAGAATTTTGGGCGACAACGTGCTTGTATCGATCTTTGTGACATGGGTTTGTGCGGAGCTTCCGACAGCCCAACACAATGCGCAAATTAAAACGGTGAGTTGCTTCATAGCTTTAAGGCCTCCTGTAGGGTGTCTGTTTGGATTGTCACTCGCACGCTGCACTCTTCACCGGCCATCTCCGATATAGTGATTTGAAACGGCGTGCATGAAAGTGTGTTGCTATTCAATCCCACGTAAGCATGAACCTCTTCCACTGTACCGAGATATAAAAGCGTGACCTCGTATTGCGTGAATGTCGTGCCAGGCGCTTGTCCCGTTGCGGGTGCGATAAGCTTTCGGAGCTTCATGTTGACCTCGCTTCACGTTCTAATGCCCATTCTTGACTCATCGTTTCCATTTGTGCTTCGGCATAAAGCCCCTCAAGCACCTCTACCCGTTCCTCCAAATGCTGCGCATACCGTAGTAAATTTTCAATGCCCTGTGGTAGCTGCTGAACGAGCCACTCAATGGATTCCTCACCCTCCATGTGCGACTTGTGCGGAACTATGACTGCGAGCAAATCCGTGGACTTCAACTTGTGGACCGATCCGCAGACGTGATGAAAGTCCCCCAATGCGCCACGGCCTTTCAGCCAAGCCTTGAAACGGGGCGAACGATGCGGACTCTTCTGCGCTACGTGCTTGACGCGCGAGAACAGAATACGGTCATTGCCTTTTTCAACCGATGGTTTTCTCAATGGCTTTCATCCTTTCGACGTGCTGTTCGTGAAATTCGCCCGTGAATTTTGATAGCTGCGAGTATTGTGCCTCTGTGTGGGTTCCTGCAACTGTTATCTGGACAATGCCTTGTTGTGGAAAGTATTCCTCACGTAAGATGGTGTAATGAAGACCCATAAGCGCAAGAAAAACTTCCACCTCCGTTTTCCCTCCTGCCTCAATAACGGCCTCTTCCTCGTAAGCAAAAGGGATAAAGGTTCCAGATATGTCTTGAGCGGTAAGAGCTTTGACTTTAATCTCAAGAATTTTCATTTGGTGGGGTCATCATAAAATGCGGGATGTCCAAGTTTCCAAGACACCGCCCTTGCGAGTTGAGCATAGTTTGCATCCAAGGTCACCCCGCCTGTGTGAGAGTTTACAGTGCAAGAATTTTACGGCGTTGGGTTGCGTTGCCAGACTTCCACAATTTCTTGAGAATCCTGTAGCGTCCCCGCGTTGAATTTGGATGAACGTGTACCGTGCCGGTGCGCCCGGTGTAAGCGCATTCCGGTTGCCCGATCGTTTGCCGCCGAGCCAACCGACGGAGCGCCTTTGCTTTGATGTTCCTCATCAGTTCTCCAATTCTCCTAAAACTTTTTCGGGTGATTCACCGCTCCTGATACGCCGCAAGGAATCGGTCGGCACGGTCTTCCAATCGACCTTCATCAAGTGCTTCAACGTCCCGCCAATACGAACGCCGATCTCTTCGCGATAACCCCACACCAACTGGAAATACAACTTGGCTGCACGCTCGTTCCCCTTCTCCGCGGCGGAGGCCAAAGCAAACAGGATGCGGTCTGCACGTATCTTGTGATACTCCGTGATGTCCTCAATGCGCATCTCCCGGTAGTGCCGGTAGATTGAAGCCAACGATACGCCGCTCACCTCGGAGACCTTACGCATGCTCGGAACGATACCCGTCTCTTTGAAGATTTTGAGATACGTTTCCTGAATCGTGAAGTGCGTCCGCTCCCAAATGGCGCGGTGCTCGATTTCCCTTTGTTCTACCTCTGCGTCGGTTTCCGGCTTGACTGGCAACCTGCCGTTTCCTTTTCCATTCCCGTTGTTGTTGTCCATCATCTTCCCCTTAGAGCGTGTTGAATTCCTGCGTGACATCTCGACCATTACGCTTGATAGTAAATACCTTCCCTTGGCTCTTCATGAAGCGGGCATAGCGCGAAACAATTACGTCGGTATACGCCTCAGAAATTTCCATCCCATAGCAGACGCGACCGGTCTGTTCGGCAGCGATGAATTGAGAACCGCTTCCGGCAAAAGGTTCAGCCACCACGTCGCCCTTAAGTGTATGAAACAATATGGGCTTGGAAAATATCTCTACCGGTTTTTGAGTCGGGTGGATGTGTTCGTTCTCGCGACCGATATTCCAAACCGTCGTTTGCGCTCGGTCTCCATACCAAATCGGTCTATTCCCTCTTCGCCATCCATAAAAACACAACTCATGCTGCCAGTGATAATCACCGTGCCCCATAATTAACGAGGGCTTCACCCAAATGATCTGGCGATGGATGAGGATGTCAGCAGCAGCAGCAGCAGCAGCAGCAAAGAATCCCTGAGTCATTTGTGCATGCCAAAGATACCAAGCAGACTTGGTTTCCAGAAAAGGGAGCCACGAGGTGAATATATCTTGCAGAAAAGATTGAAGGCGCGGCCCATCATTTTCGTCGTTCGCTATGGTATCACCATCTCCCCCGGTCTCATCATTGTAGGCCACACCATACGGCGGATCGGTTGCAAACAAACACGCCTTCTTCCCGTCCATCAATCTCGCCACGGCATCGCTATCCGTCGAATCAGAACAGAGCAGCCGGTGCACTCCGAGTTCGTAGAGATCGCCAAGTTTGCTCTTCGGGTCGGCGGGCACGTCCGGAGCTTCATCTTCCACAACGCTCGATGTCAGAAACTGACTCTCAAACTTTGGAAGGCTGATATCGGGCAGGTCAATCTCCATCTTGAGAGCTTCAAAATCCAAATCGGCCAGCTTTAGAAACTCGTTCAATCCATCTTCAGATACGCGGGCATAGATGCTGGAATACAGCAGAACCAATTTCGACGCTGCCGCTTTGTCTGCACATTCCACAAACACCGCCGGGAGCAATTCAGGAATCTTGTGCCCTTCCGCTTCCAATTCAGCCATGACCTTGCGCCGGTGGAAACCGTCCAGACACCAGATGATATCGTTGTCTTGCCAAACAAAAAACGGTTGCGCGAATGAGTTGTTGAGTAACGATGCTTTGAGTTTATCGTGCGCTTTTTGCGGAAGGTCTTTGAATCCCGTAGGTTGGAGGAATTGAAGGTTGCGCCATGCGATTGCTTCTGTTTTCAGTATGCGATTCTCGATTGCCATGACCGCCCTTTTAATTCGTAAATATAGTTATAAGGATATGCAATGTCCATGCTAATCGAACAGGTCCATCGTGCGCTTGTCCCGCTGCATTGAGATAACATCGGCGGCAAGGGAGCGTTCAAGGAAGCCGCACAACTCATCGTATTGCGCTGGGTTCAGGTCTTTGGTGGACTTCAACTTGTAGTTGGCCGCCAGTAGTTGCTTTACCCCGTCCCGTGTCCAGCCCTTCGACGTGGCAATGGCATACAGTCGCCGCACCTGCGCTTCTGATACCCTCTGTTCTCCGGTCATCGTTTTCTCTCCGTGCAGATATACAATGCCTGTGTCTTTGTCCATACCGTCTCGACCTGCCCCATCCAATCCTTGTGCCACCGTTTCTGCCCGTCGGTCAGGCTCGATAACCTGCCGTCCCGTATGGATTTGATTTCCAACAGCTTGTTCTGCCGGAACAATTCCCCACAGTGCGGGCACGGCATCAACCCGCCAACCAATAGGTCGGGAACATCCTTACCAACCGCCGCCAAAGATTCGGTCGAAAGCGCTGCACCGGCTATCAGGTGTTCGATAATCTCGTTTTGATTTAAGTCAACCTTGGCGGCGCGTTTCATTTCGTCTTTCTGCGTGAGTTGAGGGGCGAGCGGGCATTAGGACGGTTCCCTGTTTGCGAGTTCAAGCAATACATCGCCGTGACACTCTTTTTCCAACGGGCAAAAGCAGGCCGGGTTCTTGTCGCGAAATTTGTGTAGGTTGAGGCGAATCCAGTCAATGCGTTCCTGAAAATTATCAAAGGCAATGTTGACCTGTAAAACGCCCGCCGCATCCTTCCACTCGCAATAAAACTCATCCCAGTATGCTGTCTTTCCCCGTCGATACGGTTTTTGCTGTGCCAGAGCACGCCCCAGGCCGTCCAGGTTCTCGACCTGACAAATCGTTTCGGGGTCATGTTCCCTCCCCGTCAGTCTTTGCGGCGAGGCGTTCATCTGGGAATTTTTGCCCGGTGATCCGCTCGTACATCCATCTCATTCCACGTCGAATATCGGTTTCAAGCCAGAGCGGGGTTTCCCTATCCGGGGCGGTGCTCTCCTTGCCAATGTGCTTTATTGCGGCCCGGATTTCTTGCGGGCTTGGCGGTTTCAGGCGTTCACGGAGTAAGGCGTTCTCGGATTCGAGTTCCTTGGTAAAGTATTTCTCAATGAGAGGCGGAAGAATCTTCCGATAATGGGTGCGCGCCAGGATGAGCTCTCCAGTTCTTGGGTATTCGATTTTGATAAGTTCATCAATCATCATCTCCACCCTCCCCGTCAAGTCCGCGTTGTGGGCTGAGGCTGTCTTAGGTTGCATTGGGGGTTCCTTTCTTGAGAAACTTTTCAATCTCCCCAATCAGACACGCATCGCCGTGTCCACCGTAGGGATATTGGCAAGTTTTACAGTACAGAAGTTTGTCGCCGAGATGTTTGAACTCTGGCTTCGTATCGCGTAGGTATGTTCTCTCCTCGACCACCAACCGCAGAAGACCCTCACACTCAATCTCCCTCTCTCTTTGGGAGACGCAGAGAGACCAGAGGGCAACAATGGGATGCGGCTGATGGAAAACGTCATAGCTGATTTCGTTGTTACCATTCGATACCAACTTAAAATAATAACCTTCGTCCGACGTGGCAACAAGTTTCCAGCCCCACTTCTCCCCCACCTCCCGCTCTGCGCGTTCACGGACGGTCATGGCTTGGCTCCTTCCTTTTGTCGTTCATACTGCGAGATGATTTTTTTTATCTGCCAATCGTCAAGGTAAAGTAGCGGGTGTTGAATATCGCCTTCTTCAAAAAGTAGCCAGCCGGATTCCTTTGCCCCACCGGAATAATGTACGTCCAACCTTCGTAGGATAATTGGCTTCATTTCTTCTCCCCCTCCTTTTCGAATTGTTCCACCACCGCCTTGAGAGCGGCTTGGGAGGCGGGAAGTTTAACGGGGCATGTGGGAGTCGTAATCATATGGTCGCGTACCTTGGACCTCCACATCCCGATGGGCCAAACATTGGCATACCAGTTGCGGTCATATTCGTCGGGTTGGCGAGAGGTGTGTATGCTATACTCCCATCCCACCTCCGCGAGGATGGAGTCGATGCCGTCTTGGGAGTCGACTTTTGCATATTGCTTGCCTTGAATCCAAATAAAATTGTCTCCCGGTTTGTATTCAAACTTCTCCGGGAACAGTTCAGCGAGTTTCTTCAGTGTGTCGGTCATTTTCATTTCCATCCTATCTTGTAGATCGCACCAACGCCGGCAAACGAGGACCACCGTTTCATTAGTTCGTAAACGTTGTTGGTTACGAAAATAATCTCATGCTCTCCTTCGTCGTTGACCGAAACGATTAGATGTTTTGCCATTCTCGCTTGTGTGTCGGTCATTTGTCCATTCATAGCCCGGCGATCTTCTTCATCACATTCTTTGTAGATTTTCTGTTCCCATTCTCGTCTTTGAATATCATCGCCATTTGTGTCGGTCATGGGGTCTCCTTTACTGCGGTTCGTTGGCGCAGCCATTCGATGTATCCGTAGATTGTCGGGTGATTCTCTCTTCGATCTCGATAATAATTGGGGACACGCTTGCTAAAAAAATACATCTTCCCGCCGTTCTCGTTCAGCTTGTAATACGAGGTGTCGATCTCGTAAGTGCCCCATCCGCGCTTTTGCACGCTATCACTGCACCAAACGAGATAGGCGTCCCAGGTTTGCAGGAGGGTTAGAACCACCATGGCGCTGTAAGGAGCAAATGCCCGCGTCGTATCATCACCCACAACCGTTTTCATCCCGCTGGTGTCCAGTGCGGCCTGAAAATTTATGTGAGAAAAAATGAATTTGGGAGGAATATCTGTCTGCGTCCAGCTTGTCACCGGGAGCAGTAGCACAACGACAAATAGCAATGCAAATTTCGATTTACTGGTCATGAGGTCTCCTTTTCAAATTGCATCAGCAAACCAACGTGAGTGAATGACGGTAGCAATGCGCGGCTTACGTCTGTGTTTCGCTTCCGTGCCCCGAATGATTTTCAGCATCACTTTGAGCGATACCGACCTCTCAGGATATTTCAAGATTGTCAAAATTGTAGGATGCGATACACGAAAACTGTGCGCCAAGTCCCTTGTGGACTTTCCCTTGATATAACGCCTTCTCAGGCGGGGCAGTCGCTTGTGATAGATTGCCCGGACAAGGCTTAGATTGCGCAGTGGAAGGCCGTTCTCAGGATTTTTTTCCATCTTTTAACGACTTCCCTTCCATTAAATCTGATAACGACGTGGGCTGCTTTGTTGTGCGTGCCGTGCCCGACGTTATGTGCTTCAAACCCTTTCCATCGGCAGGTCAACGCCGTCCTTCCACTTGTAAACCGTTGTCCCGTCCGGGAGTTTGTACCTGTCCATCTTCTTCAGCACATCCTCGTACGGGGTGACTTGTTGCAGATACCAAGCATACGGGTAAACTTTGACACTGTGGCTGAACCAATCCGATATTGTCCACGCCGGGAATGGTTTGTTTTTCAGAAACCAACTGAGCGTTATCATGAACCGTTCCTCACTCCATCCGTCCTCGTCAATCATGTCCGTCAACATCAACCACTTGTCGCGCGAGTATTCCGTGCCGTAGTTGGCCTCCAATAGCAACTTCGCCTTGGCAAACGTCTGCTCACTCACCGGGGGGCTTGGAAGCAAAGCCAGAGCGTTCACTCCGTCCTTCACGACGCTTTCGGATGGATTCCGCAATATCAGCTGCATCTCTTGATGCTTTTTCAGGATCGTGCCGGAACGATGCTCTTGCTTGCTGAGAACCCGGCTCACCGCTTGACCTATTTGTTCCATTTGCCTGCCCCTTCATCATTATGTCGCTTGGTGTAATCCAATCCTGCCACTCGTTGAACCACGTTGACCCGTTCTTGACAAAGCCCCGCAATACATTCCCGGACTTCAAATAGTTATCCAAGGCTGAGCGGATGCGAACAAGGTCCTCCCCGGTCTTTACGGTAGCGAAGAAATGCCTCTGAGCATTTTTCTTCCCCTGTCGGTTTGGGTAGAGATTCCAAATCTGCTCGAAGTCCGAGATGGACACCATGTGTACATCTTTTTCTTTATCTCTATCTACTTCTCCTTCTCCTTCTCCTTCTACCGTGTCACTTTCCTTGTAACTTGAAGTTACAGGGCTACCATCTGTAACCTTTTGTTGTAACTTTGCTCGATATGGTTTCTGGCGCGAATACTCACTCTGATACTTGTTCCAATTCACGATCTCAATGACGTTGTTTTCCCCCACTCGTATCTTATCATGCACCACCATTTTCTTCTTCGCTATTTTCAGAACGTCAAGTGGAAGATCAATCAGTGAGGCAAGCTGCCCGTCTGTGTAGCCAAGTGTTTCTGTTATTGCAATCGTTCCCTCAAATGCAGAGTCCCCGCACAACAAAAGAAAACCTATCCATGCCCATCGTTCCTGCTCATTGAGTTCCTCCATCATGGTTCCCCGAAGGCACTCGTGCGGATACAGCTTAATCCATTTGCGTCTCATAGTCTGTCCACACAATATTGTCTACCAGAGAAAACTTGTTTTGACTAAGTTTGATTGTTTTCACTAAACCGCGCTATAAAATAAAAAATCCATAACTCCCGATTCAGTGCCAAGTGGCTTGCCAGAGGGGCAAAATCTTTGCACAAGATTTTACCACCGGACACTGAATCAAAAATTATGGATTGAACCTCTGACAAAATCTTGTGCTGTTCCATAGTAAGCAATCAAAGCCCGTTTGTCAAGAAAAATGTTATTTCAGCGAAGCCTTCAATTCTTCAACTCCATTACCTTGCGGATGAACTTTTCTTGCCAGTGCTCGCTTATTTGTTCATCGACAATTTGGTCTATTGGCATTTTCCGTTCGTGTTCTCTCGCCCAAAACGTGAGGCCCGTAAAGCATACAGCGAACCACAGGAAAAGCCATTGACCGATTTCGTTTTGAAACCAGCCCAATCGGTCAACGAGCAGCCACACAAGCGCAACCGTGCTGAATGGTAGGCGTATCGGGATGTTGTCCCAATCAATAACCACTTGCGTTTTTGTTTTTCTCTCGATCACTCGAAAACCTTCCCGGCGAGGTTCTGCTCACGTGGTATCCATTGCAGTGTGATGTTTTTTGACCACACAAGTTCTTTGGCTCGCACGACGTAAGGCCGCAGATGCGGGTAGTTCACCTTCCAACCCTTTGTCACGTGCCCGACAAGCAATTGACTGTCTGTAAGAATGGTCGCGCCCGCCGGCGCAATCTCCAAGGCGTGCATCAGCCCACGGTATTCCATTTCGTTGCTTGTCCAATCCCCCGATTCGATAAACGTGAACGGTTCCTTGCCTTCCTCTACGACGCAATAGCCATAAGTGCCGTTGCGCTTTCTGCTGCCGTCAATGTAAATCTTCATGACTGATTTTCCGTTTTGCTTATCATCCGTCTTGTTAGGTGCATATAGATAACCATTGCCATAGTGAATCCACTCATCACGAATAAGCCAATGGCGAACCACGACATATCATTTTGCAATGCAAGAAAAGCGGCAATCAGATACAGTCCGGCAATAACTTGCTCGCGGAAAATCTGTGTGTCGAGGTCGGCCTTTAGTTCGGCAAACCTTCTTTGTTCTGGTGTGATCTCATCCGGCTTGCTCATGCTGTTCCCTTTCGTTTTGTGCCGTCGTGTGTTCGTGCTGCAAATCACTATATGATAACCAACCGGCTTCGGTAAGCTCTTTGGAATATACTTCGCCCTTTGGTATGATGGGCTGCCATGCTTCATCGCAGAATACCCGGTAGTGCCATACACCGCGCAGCCTGCCGTATTTGGAGTATGGCGACTCTGCCCAAAGGTATCGCTTGTTGTCGTGGAAGAAAGCGGTTGTCCATCGTTCGGTAAGCGCAATGTCCTTGTCTCGTTGCTTTTGTGTCAGTGGGTCACGGAAAGAAACACTCAGATGCCAGCACCGCTCATACTGTGGATTTTTCCACCAGCCCGACGTATGATGCCCTGTGTCCCGAGTGAATATCAACAGCGTCCCGGTCGATACGTGATACGCTTTGCACCGCTCCAAGATTTCACGGCTCAAGGAATTGTCTGCTCCCGTATAAGTCGGAGTCGTCACACAAACACGAATCATTTCGCGGGCGGCATTCTCAAGAAACCAGTGCTTATCGAAGGTTCTCATTACATTTTCCTTGTCGCTGAAATAAAACCCCACAGCCCGCCCCCATAACTCCGATGATGTACCTCAAGCCGCTTTGTGGAGTTGCATAATTGACAGCGATTCTTAGCGCGTTCAAGGGCAGATAATCGCTTCTCCTTCCAAATATCACTCTTAAGATATTCTCTGTAATCCCGCCATTCCATCTTTATCTTTCGCGTTGATTTTGCTGTTGTTTTTGATTTTAGCTTTACAACTTTTCAATATTAAGCAAATCCCGACTTTCCATGTAACCTTACGGTTATGGTTGGTGACTGTTTAAGATTTGCTATGTGCCTTCAGTCCTTCGTTCAAAAGCCGTGGCACTCGATATGGCAGGCCACTAATCCTCAACGGTATCATTTACGCCAAGGGCGCAGGAGTCGGCAACCTGCACGGACTGAGTATTTTGAAGGCGCTGCGATATCTCCGCCACGCCTCGACCTTGCGGTCGTCATCTCTTTTCGCTGAGGTGACTTTCATAAAACAAAAACGTGCTATTCACTTTTCTCAACCGGTTCCACTGGCTGCTTTTCAACATTGGGTAGCGCATTCAGAAGCTGCTCGACGTTGTATAACTGCTCGGCGGTCAGCTTGCGGACGTGCGGTGTGCCGTATTGCTGTCGAAGGATGCGCCGGAATTCTCCCTTGTACAAACCCTTACTCCATGCTAATTCATGAACCCAACGTAATGAGCCTTGTTCTTCCATCCGAGCCTCCTAAAAATGAAGATGCCTTGCAAGGTGTGAACGGCACGATCATGAGCCGCCCCGTTTCCGGGAGAACTTGCAAGGCATCACAAAACCTTCTGCGATATATTGATCGTCTTTTCACAAGGCCAATATAACAATTATTTCAAACAGAAGGCAACAAGTTTTTGGTTTATTTTCCCTGCACCAGCACCATTCAGGCGAGCAAGCGAAAACAGCCAATAGAACCAATGCTTTTCATATCCTATGGTTTGCGCATAGATAATTCCCTGAGCTTCGGTAGAGCCGTTTTCATCTCTGAGATGTGACGATCAAGCTGTCCGGGCTTTCCATAATAACGGTTGTTTGAGTCAACCTTTTGGTATACCACAAGCAGCCAGCATGCTTTTAGATACGCGTTTTTCCTGTTCGCTTCCGGGCAACGCATATCAGTTTCACGTTCAATAATATCCACCAAGTGCTCAACGGCCATTTCAAGCGGGTCGGTCATTCGGGTTTCCTTTCGGGTGCTCCGGTTGGTGAGGGCGGCGTGAACCTTGCCCGTTCGCTCTCAGCCCATTCCTCTTTGGTCATGTCGGTCTTCTTCCGGGGTTCGAAACGGGCGGGCGGTGAGTAGTTTATGTTATCGTGTCGTATTTCGTTTTGCACAACTCGACCAGTTCATCGTAATGGTCTGCCAGCATCAGCCCCGACTTCACAAGCCCATCGGCCTCCACCTTGATCTGCGTCAGGTCACTTACCGTCTTGGCTTGCTTCACCACCTCGGCCAAGCGCAGGAATTCCTTTACCGATATTTCGGCAACGTCATCCAACGATACCCCGATTTGAACCTGATTCACTTCGGCAAGAATCCCGGCAGTCACCGGCTTCAACTGATCTGCCATCACCATTGCATGCAACCGCCATATCGGGAACTTCTTTTTGGCATCCTTTGAATTGTCCACCATGTCAACGCTAATGGCGAACGGTATGCCACGCAACCGTCCTCCGGTGAGCATCTTCACCTTTTCCAACTCCGAGTATATTGCATCCCCGGAATTCTTGGAGTGCGTCCCGAAAGTATAGCAGAGCAGGTTGTTCACCTTGCCCGTCTGCGGCAAGGCGATGAAGGCTTTCAGGTATGCGGAGTATTTGCAACGCCGTGGGTCGTTCTCCGGCATCGAAGGACAAACGCAGGGCGACTCTTCACCTGCACCGTATTTGTGTTCACCAACGCTTTCCTCGATGCGATGCACGCACGTAACAGCATCACACTGGCGGATTTTGGTTCCCTTCTTCTTGTCACCCTTGCGGCCTCCCCACAATTCGAAGTTGCAATCAAAGAAGTCCAGCACCTCATCCGATGGGAGGAAAATCACCATTGACTTCGGAGCCTCGCCATACGCCTGCTGAAGCTCCGGGAAAGCCGATACATTGAAGTGGTCAAGTGATCGGGGCAACGTGCCCTGCATTTCGCCCGACGTGATTCTCCCGCGTGGGTCCGACGCAACGCGAAACCGTATATTTTTTATCATAAGACAACCCTCCTGTTTAGATGTGATTTTTCCCCGTGTTGAGACCCGATGCAACACGAAACTTGGTGACGACACCGCCGCATTTATGCGGACGGCTTCTCTTTAAGTAGCAAGAGGGCTCCGTCCGAGCCTTAGTATATTCAAGGACGCGTTGAGATCACGACTTATGTTCAAACCACATTCGCACACATGCAGACGTTCAGAGAGAGATTTCTTTTTCTCTTTGCCACATTGCGAACAAGTTGAAGTCGTGCCGCGTGGATTGACTCTGATAAACCTTCGTCCGGCTTCTTCCGCCTTGTGCGATAGGATGTTCAAGAATTGCGACCACGCTGCGTCAGAAATTGACTTGGAAAGCCCCGTTGAAGATTGCTCGATTAATTCTTTCGAGCCGATATTCTCAACGGCAATCAGACCAACGTCAATACCAACATCTTGATTAACGACGGGAAAGGCTCGTGCTGGGACATTATCGCATGAGAAGATAGTATACCACCTCAAACCTTCTCGTTTAACGGTAACGGTTTTTATTGTCCCTTGAATCTCCCGATGCAGTTTGATACGCACAAGTCCAACATTCTGGATACGAAGCTTATTGTTGAGCTTGACCCCGTTACCGTAGGATGGGAAAACAATACTGTCAAATCTATCTTTTCCTTTGAAGCGCGGGAATCCGGCTTGGCCTATTTTTATTCTGCGGAAGAAACCATCGAAAGACTTTTGGAGTCGCCGGAGAGTATCCTGACAGGCAGAATAATTCAAAACGGAGAGTTGAGGGAAAGCATCTCTGAGTTCTTTGAGTTGAGCAGCTTGATCGTAATAGTTCAGCGAGAGTTGTCGAGTCTTCCACGCATCTCGCCGTTGTTCAAGAGCAAGATTGTAGAGTGTCCGTCCGGCATCAAGAAGCGATTGCAACTTGTCAGTCTGAATGTGGGAGGGGTAAAGTCGATATTTGAACGAACGCCTCACTTTTGTTTTTCCAGAAACGCATCTATGGCGCGCCGGATAAGCTCGGCAACGCTTAAATCAAGTTTTCCTGCCAGCGTTCGGAGCTTAGCAAGCTGTGGTTCTGAGACATAAAAATTGAGAATCTTCATAGGTAGAATATACATATATCAACAGTTAAAAGCAACACCCAAAGGCAACCTTCCCCGATCCTCCTGTGTGGTATAGACTTCAACGGCCATTGTTATTTTCTCCTGCAAATAAAGGTTCTTGAATTGCATCCGGTAGCGGTTTGAAAGCACGCCTGAGACCGGCGACGGCGGCTTGTTCACCGCGTATCCTGTCCTCAAGATGTTGCAAGGTCGGCTCCAGTTCCTCGTTTGATAGGGCGATGGAATAACCGGAATTGATGCTGATGATGGGCTGCCCGTTCCTGCGCCAGTAGTTTACCAATGCACGCACATCCGACCCCGACAGCTTGATATTGCGATTGCGTTTCAAGCCTTCGCATATCTTCGCTCCCGTGATTCCTTTCGTGGCTGTAATCCTGCCGTCACTTCGAGCCTTCTTTAAGCCAGCAAGGAAAAGGTCTTTGACGTTTGCGAGCCGGGGGGAAAGGTTCGCCCCCGACTCTATTCCTTTGAATCCGCGTGGCATTTTAAGATACTACCTGCGGTCGTTTCAACCCGTAATCCCTTGCCTTGATTTTCACCATCCGACCATCGGGATGATGCCAAACAATCCCTTCAACGTTCTGAGCTTTGAAGAATTCTCGCAATCCATCAAAGCCTCTCGGTGCGTGAAGCGTTTCTTTCCCGTGCGGTATCAAAAGATGAGCTTCAAATCCTTCCGGGTTTCCCTGCACCTTGGGGCCACACAACTCATAAGTCCCATCAGTCAGGGTTTCTCCCGCAGTCTGCAATGCTTCGAGATGCCATCGGTCAGCGGGATTGTCTGGGCTTACGGGGACCCAGCCAGGCCAGTGTCCCGTTACCGAATCAGGGGCTTGCGCCGGTTCAAAATCAGGCGGCGGTATTTTCCCTTTCTTTGCATCATATCGCTTGTAGAGCACACCATCCTTGAATCGGCAACAGGTCCCATCAAACTTTCTGGTTGCGATGCCTTCTCCGGCTGGAACCCATTCAGCACCCTCGACGATCTCATTTCTTATGAGGCGGTTGCCATCGTAATTTCGCCTATAAAGAGAAATAATTTTTTCCATATATCTCCTATTATGATTTATCAAAACGATGTGCCTTCTTCAACCGTGCCCCGATGTCGTTCAACCAGTTGAATTGGTGCGATGAGAGATTTGTTGAGCCGTAACAATCACGAAAAAATTCACTTTCCTTTTCACTCAGTTCGTGATTGTAGCGGAACACGATGGACCAGTTTTCGAGTATAATACTTTCCCTTGCGTTCACGCCGGGGTGCTCCTTCCCGCAAGTGATGCAAGCTGCTTTTCAAAGGAAAGCCGGGAGCGTATGGCATCTATTTGATGAACGATTGTGCTGTTGAGCTTTTCTGCCAGCTTCAATACCCGCGCTTCCTCTGCGGTGTCCCGGTTAATGAGTTCACGCAGTAACGTCGCTGATGGGATGGCAAGGTGTGTTTCAGCCGCACCTCCACGCGCTTTGTCGTTGATGAACTGCGCCTGTGCAAAGATTTCAGCCGACCGTGCGAGCCATTGGCATCGGTTGTCCAGTTCAATCGGTAACTCTTCCGTCTCGGATGAAATGGGAGCTTTGAGATTTTCATAGAGACCGTTGATTTCCGTCGTGAGTTCCAGCAGTTGCTCCGTGAGAATTTTATCCATTGAGAGCACCCGCTACCTTGTCTTTGATCTTCGCGTGATCGAAGGGGCCAATCTCACCTGCATCCAACGCCGTCAAGTCAACCTTGTTCGGATATGTGCGGTATTTCGGCACGGCCTTTTTATTCACCCGGTTCCAGATGTTCAAGCAGTTACCGAATGTCTTGAAGTTCTCCTGCATATCCTCCACCTCCGTCACACGGAAGCCCTTGCGGTTAAGCGATGGATTCATTTGAACAATGCTGCTGAATCCGACCTCACCAAAGACTTTCATCAGGTTGGCAAGCACCAGATACGTGCTTACCTGAATCTCCGCCGTGTCACCAACAAAAGAGCCGGTCTTCCAGTCGTATATCTCGATTCCTCGTTTGGTCTGTGCGATCAGGTCAACCGTCCCGGCAACGCCAAGGTCAACGCTATAAACGATTTGCTCAATGAAAAGCGGCTTCATGTCATTGGTCTTGCGTTCCTCCTGATACCACAAGCACCACGACAGGTATCGTTCCCATTCTTCGAGCGAGCAGTTGCGCGTGCCGTCCTCGTTCTCAAAGATAACCACCTCACCCCGGAGAGTGACTTCAATCATCTTGTGAACGTGGCTGCCAAGCTGCCCCGCTTCATCACGTATGCGGTCTGCATCGTCGCCATACTTTTGCAAGTATAACTTGAAGCCCATACCCTTCGGGAAAACATCCAGCACGGTTGTGACGGATTTCAAATCGACATCCCTATCGGGGGTGGCAATCTGATACCATTGCTGGTCGTATTTATTGATGCGGTTCGCCTTGACATCGACGTTGAATCTCTGCGTGAGCCGTTCCAACGCTCCGACCTTCGTTGGTTTATCTGCCATTGCGTTCGTCCTTCGGTTTTGGTGTGAGTGGTGTGGCTGCTATCAGCCCAATCGTGAACAGTTCAGCGAGCGGTAAGTAGACTTTCATCCGTTCGCCCAACTGGTTCTTGCACGTTGCGCAGAATGTATTATGCTCTTCGCAACGGCCTTTACCGCAACGCAAGCAAGGTTTTCTCATGAGGCTTTGGCGAGTTGCTTTGCGTAGTGCCGCGTCACGATCTTACGGAGGATGACGCTCTTGTTCTTGTGGAATTCCTTGCGGGCATCCCGGTCAATCAACTCCGAGAGCCTGCCGTCTGGGTCTTGGAACGACAGAACAAACGGGGGTTTGCGTGTTTGTTTCTTAGGCATCTTTGCTCCTTTCAGTGAGTTTGATATTGCAAATATAAACAAACTTAATCGTTAAAACAACCGCTTTTCGCGCAACTCTTTTATGAATGCGTGTAGCAAAGCCTGCGCCTCGGCGGGTGATTCTTTCAACTTTCCGACATACAGGCCAACAAGATGGGAGCGGCGTTTGGCACGGTCTTCGTTACTCTGCACCCTACCCTCACCCACACCCCGGCACGGCATAATGGCACCCGTCAACTCTTCGCCACCCCTTGCCGTTGTTGAAATAGCAATGGGTTCCAGGGGCGATACGAACCGGAACTTTATCGGTTCACGCTTCGCGCACATCGTTTTGATGATGTCCGCAAACTGTATGAGAATATCAGCCGCAAGGTGGAATTCAAATACCGGCTCGTCGGTTTGCAACGCCCTGCGATAATCAACATAGGCTTCCGTGATTGCTTCGGTCGAGAGGGTTTGCGCTACCCCCGGAGTGTCAATTACCCCTGTAACACGGTCGGCGGCCTGCTCCACTTCCATTGCGTGATAAACCCCCTTCCCGTTTGAATCGCTGCCGTGTGCCCGGACAAAGCGCATTAACAACTGACGTGGGATAATGAATGCAGCAAGACCGTTCCCCTCGTTGCCAGTAATCGCCGAAAGCAGAATATGGCCGTCCGTGGCCGTGAACTTCGTTTCTTTTTCCCCCTGCTCAACATAGACACCGTTGAGCGACGGATAGGTGTCATCCTTTGCCGCCACAGCAAAAAGCCTTGCAATGTGCCGCGTGATTTTAGTTTTCATCTGCATCCTCCTGTATTGGGTTTTTGATTCCGAGATTATCGCATACGTCGGCAATTCGGCCTTTGTATTTCTCGGCCTTATCCTCCATATCATCCAAACGATGAAGCAACTCGTTGTATAGCAGGAATTCACGGTGCGGGAGAAGCGCCTCGTAAATCCCCATGCGAAACTCTTGTTTCAAGTTGTCCCATTTACCTAATCGTGATTCGAGCACGTAGAGAACATCGGGACTGTCAACATCCATCCCCATATCTTGCTTTTCAATCTCTACCGTTGTCTCGATAATTCTGCCTCGGTTTAGATTGTTCGTAAACCACGCTCTGACTGTAGAATCAGAGAAGCATAGGGTATAGTCCCATTCGGTTTTGACAACATCAATGTCTTTCTCATCGGTGGTTTGCACGGTCTCTTTACTCTGTGCGATTGTTTTCTCCACCCACACCCGCGAATTTCGCAATCGCATTATGATGTCAAGCGGCATTTCCATTGCGTTCTCCCGTTAATAAAAAATTGGTGGTGCTGAGAGGCGATTGCACTGCGCACCACCTGAAGCCATTCAGCGTTTGAGTCGGGCAGCCGTCCCGCTATTAGCACCGTGCGGCCTGCCCACGGTGGACAACATCGCCCCTGATTGCTCCCCACCGTTTCACAATGCTCACGGTGCTAATTCAGCGAAATGGTGATGGGGTCTGCAAAGCAAAAGCACCGCACGCGGAACAGTGAACAGCGCCGGTAGTTGTAAATCTCACGCCACTTGCCGTTGTGAATGACAAGGCGATTGCGGTCTAAGGTCATTGTCATGGTTGTTCCTCCTATGTGATTACTTTGATTCCATCCCAGTGGTCGTTCTTTTCCACGGTTCGCGCGAGTGTAGGTGATTCATGGTGTTCTCCTTTTCAATTGTTCACATAGACTACATCGCCAAACGGCGGCTTGAATGTATCGCCCGTGCATATCCATAGCGTCGGGCGTTCAACGTGCTTCGGGAAGTCCGAGCAATACCCATCCGTAAAATACACATAGCACGACGGGTCAAGCTCCATCTCCTGCACCTTGTCAAAGACCGGCGAGAACATTGTCCCGCCGCCGCCCTTGCCTTGGAATACGGCCTTCGGGATGTCCTCGCCCTGCTCCACTTCGTGAACCGCCTGAACTTTGGCATCGCAATCCATCACAACCATATTGCAGTCGTAGGCTTGCTTGATTCCAAAAAGCTCACTGGTGAATTCAATCATCTCTTTTTCGCTGATACTTCCCGATGTATCGCGTGCCACAACGATTGTCCCCAGCGTGCGTGAGTGCGGTTGCGGGACCCACATATCCGGCAGGTATCTCCGGCTCGGATGACTGAACGATGTGAATGTTTTCGATGTCTCTTCTGCGAACTGTTCCAGCACGGAGCGCCAGTTGATTTTCGGCCTTTCTAACCGCTCAATCAGTCGGTCGATTCCCGCCGGTAGCTTGCCTTCCATCTTCGCCGCCATTGCAGCCTGAACAACGGCCATTTTCCATTCCTGCTCCGCCTTTGCTTGCTCCGCCGGGGTTTCAGCCTGTGAAGGTAAACACTCGCCCACGTTCCAATCCTCGCCCTGCGGCATCTGTGGGGGTTGCTGTGGCTTGTTCTGCGGCTTCCCCTTGCCAGATTGCCCTTGGCCGCCAGATTGCCCCTGTGGGGGCGTTTGTGGCTGCTGTCCCTGCCCTGTGCCCTGTTGTCCATCAGGCAGCCCTGCATATATAGCCTCTGCGCTCATATCATCGAAGGCACGGTTTAATAGGCCACCCTTGGGGAGCTTCAACCCGGCTTCGTCAAGGATTCCATTGATCGCATAATCGGTCGAAACATTCCAACGCCTATGGTCACGGCTCCCCATTCGGAATGGATGCAGGTAAGCAACGTGTGATGTCTCATGGGCAATGACCGCCATGAGTTCTTCGTGAGTTAACTTGTCCACGAACACCGGGTTGTAATAAATGTTTGTCCCGTCCGTTGCCATTGTCGGTACGCCCGGCTTCTCCACCATCGGGAGTCTCAACACAAGCATGGCCCAGAACGGGTGATTGATGAGCAGGCTTACAATCGCCCGTTTGAGTTTCTTTTCAACTTGCGTTTTGTTCACGTAGGCAGTCATTTTGGTCATGAAACGAATACGTCTTTGTGCTTGATGCTCCACTCCGTGAATTGCTTCGTCTGAACGATCTTCGGCTTGCGCTTGATTGCATCCTTCATCGTAAGCACGGAGAACTCATCGGGCAATCGTGACAGATACTTTGCAACGGAAGTGAAATTGATCTCTTCCACCCGCGATGTGAGCAAAGCACTCACGGCGTAACATGCCGATGGTTCCTTCGGCACAGGAGCCTTGTCCGGGGCCAGAACGATCTGCTCAAAAGATGGCAATGTCGCAGAGACCCTAATGAAGGAATCAAACTCGACGGCAAACGCCTCCCCGGCTGCTCCGGCAAACACCTCGTATCGGATGTCGTCGGGAATACCGGCATTGAACAACCGACCAACATTCGCTACTGTCCGGGGGCACGGGCTATTCTTCAAGTCGTGCGTCGGTTTAAAGTTGTGTAGCATGTCGGGTTTGAATCGCACGAAGCCAATCAATTCGTGCGGCATATCGTTTGCCATTGCCCACTCGCACCAATCATCGACACTCGTTTCCAATTCAATGATTGAGAAGAATCGGCTTTTGACGGGTTCCAACAACCCACTTACGCCCGCCTTGTCCTCCCGGCGATTCGTCGCAACGATGAACGTCACGAACTCACTCACACGCCGCTCGCCCAATGCACGGGCAAGAAAGAATTGCATGTAAGCCGCCTGCGTTTCATATCTCGCCTGTCCGAAGTCGTCAATGAATACCACCGTGGGCTTTTTCGCTTCATACATCGGCAGGAAGTCCTCGAAGGGAACGAACTTTGCATAGCCGTCCACACGCATCGGATAGCCCTTCGCATCAATCGGCTCCTCTACAACTGGATGCCGGATAAGTATATCGGCCTTCGCATCTGCGCACGCCTGTTTGACAATTGCGGTCTTCCCAATACCCGGCGCACCAGTGACCAGCACGGGGAAGCGATTAGGAATTGCGATTGTTGAAATGAATTGACAAAGTTGATTGGGACTCATGATGAACTCCTTTTTAAGTTGGATCGTCAACAATTAAAAGCGTGGGTCTTGATTTGCGAAGTTTGAACCACTGTTTAGTTTTCCAGAGCTTGACTGTTTTATGTTTGCGGCCTTTTTTGGCCTTGAGTTTCTTCTTGGTGTTCTGCGGCAGCGTGTAACCGTTCAAGGCTGCATAGGCTTTTATCTCAACCAGCTTGCCATTTACGGTCACGGTATCAGCGTTCTCAGCGAGTATTCGCACGGTTCACCCGGCTGAGTTTATACCGGCGCACCTCCGGGAAGATCGTGTCGATTTTCTTGAGCAACCAGAGCACCATATCATTTTTCCGTGGGAACAGCATCGCCGTCACACCTGAAATGTTAAGGTGAAAACCCTCTTCGTCCTGCACGGCAAAACCAATCTTCATACCGTCGGCAAGAACTTCAAGCTCCCGTTGATTTGTTTTTGCGAGACGAACGACGTGCAGTGGCATTTGATCCTCCTGTTTGTTTGGTGAGTTGTTTGCAAATCTGTTGGTAGGTGAATTCCTTGTTGCCGTCGCCGCGGATGTAATTCTCAAACACTATTTCGAGCCTTATGGCTTCACACAACCCCGGTGACGTTCTTTCAAAGATCATGAGCAATGTTGTGTCCTGCTCAATGACCCGCTTTGCTGCTTCAGCGTGGAAGGTTATCATCGGAACGTTGTTATGGAGTTTTGCTTCACGGAGCCAAGCATCTGTGTTGGCGTGAGTTTGCTCATTGCCCCAAACACTCGACCGACATTCGTTTCGTGAAACCGCTCCATTCGGATGGTCGATAACAGGTTGTCAATGTTCCATTCCATTGACCGATCCCCGGTATCATACAACTTCACAAAGGCTTGCTCCAACCTCACAAGCCCCTTATGCGTCCGACACGCAACCGCCTTGTGCATGATGCCAGCATAGATTTCAAGATTCGCCGCGACGGTGTTCGTGAACAAGTCAGGGTTGGTAAGCATCCCACCGAGAATATGCACGTGTGCTTGCTTGATGTCCAGTTGTGTTCTCGCAGTCCTGAACGCAACGAAAATCTCATGGGGAGTCATGGTCGTTTCTCCTTGATTGTGAACCTGATATGGAAATGTGAACTATCGCCAGCCGAAGTATCACGACGGAAGGGCTTGTAAATTTCCTCGGCCAGTAGAATCTGACAACCGGGAATAGCTTCCTGTATCTTGTTCGCCCAATCGAAGCACGTCTTGCCCATGTGATGGAAATACTGCCGCCTGAAAATGAATTCACCGTTTCGCTTTGTAAGCGTGGTCGGGTAAACACCGTGCGCTTGCAACAACTCAATGACTTTCTTTGTGGTCATGGTTTCACCTGTTCGCATATTGGGCAATGATTGTATCCGAAGATGTCCATGTTGTACATGTGTTGATTCTTGCAAGCAGCCATCCCCGGCACTGGGGTGAAAAAGCATTCTCGGCTGAGTTCGTGGGTTGCCTTGATTCGACAGCTTAAACATTCACCCCGTTTAGCGGCTTCGAGTTCGTCGGCAATGTTGATTCGGGTTGCAAGGTTGTTCATGGTTTCACCTTTCCTCTTTCCTCATTGCTTTGCGCCATCCCTTTTTGACAATCATGCCCCGGCGGTCGGGTTGAATCTCAACGATGAAGGATTGAGCGCGTCGGGCTATCCCGGAGCGGGTTACCGACCTGCCGAGTTGCTTGAGGTTGCTTTGCTCGATTCGAGTCGCGTAGCTGTCCCACTGTCGATCGGTTACGAATTCCGTCTGCGTCACGGCTTCACCTGTTCTTTATCATAAGTAGCTTTGGCAATGGCGGCGCGGGCGATCCGTAGGCCGGGATTCGGAGTGCCAGACCCGATCCTGTTATTCTGTTCGGCGGCCTCATCAACGAGCAAGATCAGGGCAGCGAGCAATTCAGGAGCATTGGCCGCGATGTTTAATGGGACAGCCCAAGCCCATACATTTTCCCCAGTCTCAACGCCGGCATGGTGGATTACTGCATTGGCGTGTTCTAACGATTCGCACAGAGAGGGTCTGTCCTCTGTGCTGTAAAATACGAGATACGGTGTATGTGATTGTGTCATGATGTGGCTCCTGTTGGAAGGTGAATGAGTTGGTTGTGTAGCACCGGCGAGAGCCCGGTTGACCCCCGCCGTATGTTTCATCTAACCTTCAAACTGTTTCTGCAATATCGCCTCCGCTTTCCTTGCCTGCGCTGTGCTTGCAAAGATAATTTGCTTTGCAACAACATGACCGAGCTTTTGGATCTCTGGGAAATGATACTCCCCGGTTTTGATGTTGCATACTTCCTGCAACACACATAAGGCAGCCGAACAATCAGAAGCAGCCTTGAAGGTGAGCCGGTTGTTATTTTGTAAGCGTTGTCCCGTTTGTTCGTTCATTTTCATTGTGCGACTCCTTTAGTTTGGTGAGTGAATTGGTTTGTATCGTCAATCTACAAAATAGGAAGCGGGAGTGCATCACTGCAATCCCCGCCTCAAAATCTATTTGCTCTTTCGGAGCGCCTATGTATAGTCGTCTTTTTGTTTCGTATGTGCGCTCATTTAATTTTCAACCCGTGCGGGCTGTCGCTTCCATACTCACTACTCATTCAACTATTGATTCAGCTTGTGCGTTCTGGTAGCACCGGACTTTCGTCTTTACCCTGTGAGCTTTCGTGCTTTAACTTTGAGACTCCCAAACAGGCGAGCGCCTTATTGCTCCCTTCCCCACTGCATTCTCGGAACCATCCTCTCCAGCCTATTCCGTTTTCCTGTTGCGCTTCGTGGGTCAGCCCGAAATTCCTTTTTGTCCTCGGTGCCGGGTATCGCAGTAAGCCAAGCTGCAATGCTTGTTTCAACACCTATAATATAACAATTATAGGCATTAAAAGGCAACAAGAAAGTGAAAAATCGGACGAGAAATCGCCCAATGAATATGGGGCTTTATGCGGTTTTAGGGGTTATAGGCATAAAAAACCCCTCCCCAAGTCGGTTCAGGGAGGGGCAGGAGGACCGTGCAGGCCGCCGCTCACCTCGGCAGCAGGCAGGTCTTAGAGGGACTGGATGAGGGTAACAATCACAACATACAAGGCCGCACCGATGGCGACCCAGTGATATGGCTCATACCATTCAGATTCTTCCGGCACGGGCACATAATGAGTCACCGTCTTTTGCGGAAAAGGAAAGGGGAGTAATTCCAAAACGAGTTGCGTCCATCTTGTGTTCGGGTCTGTGTCAACCGTCCAGAGGTAATGGATCGTCACCGTATCCGATCCCGATATGCCTTCTGTTGCACCGGCAGAGTTAGCCGTGTAGGGTATGAGTTTTTCATCAAGGATTTGTTTCAGGCGGTCGGTCAAGGAATTCAAACTGTCGTTTTGTGCTGCGAGAGTTAAAATGGATTGCTGAAATACTGCCTGCTCTTGTGCTGTGCGCCGTCTGATTTTCCCTACCGCTGAATCAAGCTGTGGAGTAAAAGAAATCGGAGGCCCCGGCATTACGACCGTATCAGGCGGTAAGGAGAGAATCGCGGAACGTTCATCCACGCGGCCTTGCTCATACATTGCATCGCCGTGGCAGCCGCGTTCCACCACAAGGGCGAGTATCAAGGCAATGGAAACCCCAACGACCGACACGGTGGGGTTGTTCAATAACGTGGTGAGCAGATTCATGACAACACCTCCTTTTGATCGAAGAGTGTGTACGAAAACTTGTTTTCATAGAGCGCCTTGTGAACGAGACAGAACCCAATCAACTCTTCAAAGTTATTCGGGCCAGCAACGACTTGGCAGGCTGCGCTCCATTTGTCCACGACCGTTGATGCCTGCGCCGGGTTCGCCCGGTGAATGTTCATACCGAAGTTCGTTCCCTCAACGATATTCTCCGGGGTCATATCAAACTTGTCATCCTTGTTTTTATCGCGATACATCTTCACCGGCCCAGACTGCACCAAGGCTGTATATTGTCCCTTGTGTTTGCCAATCACATGGCTGTCGGGATAATGGCCCGGCACGACGATGCCCGTCCCCTCTGTGTTCATAGGATTGCGAAGGTAGAACAAGCCGGGGTCTGTGGTAGCCCGGTATGCACGGACAAGCCAGCCCGACGTTGTGGCGCACGCAAAGCCCACGATGTCATTGAAAGTGTCCGGGGTTGAATCCGCAGACCGTATGCCGAACACATTGACGAACATCAGCCGCAGGTCGAGCGGGTATTTCTTCGTACCATAAGCCAGTTGTATTTTGATAAAGGTAATGTCGGATGGGTTCATTTTTCTTTCGCCCGGTCTTCCCAATACTTCACGCTGGGGATGTCGTAACCGGCCTCAACGAGCAGATGTATCACGCGAAGGATAAGCGCACGCTCAAGTCCATTGGACTCCCGGAGAAACGTCGTTAGCGGTTTAGGATTGGGCATTGATCTTGACCGGCCAGAGATAGTTGTAAAAGAGAACAAATGTCAGACCTGCAACCGCGTAACCGATGCACGCATGGATGATGAACCACGCTAACGAATCGGTGAACATCGCCAGGGCAATCGGAGCGCCGATGATGAGCACAAGGTTCTTTACGACCTTCACGTTGTGCCAGTAGTCAAAAACTATACCCCCAATTCGCTTCGGCGGATGCCCGGACTTCGTTCCAAGATACCATACCCAGACTTTCTCCCATCCAACCTTTACCCGGAGCCACTGGAAGAAGAGATGGACGCGGCTCTCTTCCTTGTCGTTCGGACGGTCCCGCCAGTCGTCATTGAGCGAATCAAGGAACGCCGCAAACACGACGAGAAGATAGTAGGTTGTCATAGTTCTCTCCTACTTGGCCGGAGGCGTGCTGCCGTTCGTCAGGTTTTTGGTCATGTTATTGATCCATTTGTAGAATACATCGACCCCGACGTAAACAACGGATGCTGTGCCGATATAATCAGCCCACCAAGCCATTATATTGGAGTCCTTGATAGGCAGGCGCAGGAGGTCAATCATCACACCATATTCAAAAATGGCGCAGTAGGTCAGAGCCAACACAAAAACATAGGTGCGGATCGTCTGTTCATCCAGTTCCGCATCCTTGAATAGCGTTGTGTATGTGGCTTTGACAATCCCCCAAAGGCCGATTGCAGAGATTCCCTTTACCACTTCTACAATCGCATGAATGAACGCGGAGAACACAGCAAGCATCACCAATGCAACGCCGATGCTTTCCAGTGTTACGGGTGTTCCGGTGGTCGGTTCCATCGTCATTTCCCTTTCTTAAATGTTTTCATTCGCTCGTGGTCGAGTCCATCAATCCGAGCTTTGACTATTACATCGTGGTCTTTATCGTGCAAAAGAACAGCAGACTCACCTTTGAGTTTCCAAGCGTCAACATCGGGGTCGTTAAAGCCCCAGAGTTGCCCGTTGATAATGATGCTGTCTTGCTTCTCACCGGCGATTGCCTCCGGGAATAGACTGAACCCCCTTGAGTTTGCCGTCAGAGGCTTCGCCACTTCGATCTGCGCCTTGTCTGCCGTGATATTGATGTAATGCGCGACGAAGTTGGTCCCGACCAACGCAAAGAAAATGACGGACGAAACCCGGAAGGGATGCGTGATGAAGTAAAACAACGCTGAGACGAACGCACCAAACGCCTCAAATTCATCCTCAATTTTTTTTATCTTGATTTCTTTTGCCATCGCCGTCTCCTTTCGGGTTCTTTATCAACGTCGTCGCCAAAACGATTGAAGCAACGAGCAGCCACAGGCTTGAGATGATTGTGTTTGTCAATTCATCGTAGGGAGCAAACAAACGAAGGATGGTCATAATGCAAGCGGTCCACGATAAGAGCATAATGACAAAACCCCAACGGGGAATCGGCATTTGAAGAATCACAAAATATCCGAAGAGGCGCACCGTCCACGTCATACCCGCAGCGAACCAAGCGAGGAACGCGAGAGCGAAAAGGTATTTGCTCATAGACTCGTAAGCTCCTTCATCTGCTCCATCAGCCGCTTTCTCTGATGTTCGCTTGCATCCCTTGAGCGATACATCAAAATCATGGCTCGCACATCAACTACGAGCAGAACTACTATCACGAGCAACACAAAGATTTGGACAATATCCAGCATCACTCGCCCCTCCTATCCTGAAATTGCACCATGACTTTGACGCTCTCTACTGCCGCGGTGAGGTCACGCAACACTTCGGTTTGTGCATCATAGGATTTTCGATAATCTGTCATGAGCTTATACAGAACGATGATGAGCAGGATGCAAATTCCCACCACTCCATACTGCACCAACTCCGGCAAGCCTGCCGTGATGTCCGCTTTCTGAAACCAAAGGATACTCTCCATCATGGCGGTGTTCTTTCAGTTGTTTTTGCGAGACTGTCCAGTAAACCATCTTTTTCTCTCACCCGCAAGAGCCATTCTTTATACAAGCGATTGTTCTCAACGTTCTCCTTGTTCAGAATTTCCCATTGCTCAACCCTCTTTGCCTGAATCTCAAGCCTCTGCATCTTCTCATAGTGCTCCTTCAAATACACAACGACTACTACAAGGATAAGCGCAAATTCTATAATATGCGCAAAGAAGTGTAGTAGGCTTTTTTTTTCATCTCCGAGAGCATCCCACAGCCGTATGGCCCAGAAAAACATTTTCGTTTGTCCTATAAGTGCGCATCATCAGACGTGCCTATTCTAAAAATGGAATCGACGGAATTAGCGGGAAACAACTTGCCCGTATTTTCAATATCAATGAAAAGAATATCCACCAAATAATTAAGGGGGAACTTTGGGCGCATGTTAAGCATCCTTAATTATGGCTCATCCTCATCCGGTGGGGGAGGATTGGGTGGCGGCGGTGGAATAGGTGTCGATTCTTCCTGAGCCAGCATTTCTCCGAAGCGGTCTTTGAACTCTTTGACCGTTGCTCCCTTCGAGTGCAGCCGATCCCACTCTTCGTAAAGCCTTCTCCAAAAGTATTTGTTAAACGATTTTGCCATGATGCTCTCCTATTGTTTTCGGGTCAACTTAAGAAAATTGAACGTGGGATGCTCCTTCTTGATCCTATAGACATCCCAATCAGGAAACCAAGCGGAAGACGATTCCGTAAAACGCCCCTCGGTGTAAGGAAAGTGAAGGGGCATGACCACAATCACGCAATCATCAAATGGTGCATAGTAGATTATTCTATTCCGTGCAGGTTCCTCATTCGTCCCAAGCTCACCCGTTGTGCCCTTTGCTGCCAGCCTTGTCAATCCCCGGTAAGTGATGACGGTACGATCGTCGCTTATCTCCACCCCCCGGCTTTCGGCTTCGTCGCGTTCCTTCTGGACCCTGGTCGCACGTTCTTTCTCCCTCCACTTTTCATATTCCTTCGCATAATCCTGAGCGAGAAGGGGGACGGAAAGGAATATCATGACAAGAAGTATTTTCATCTCCCTGGTCCGGTTATATTCACTTCGTTTCTCTCAAGCTCAAATTCCAACACTTGAACAACGTGAAAATACTTGCACATCGTCCGCCAAAACCGGTTAATCTTGAAGGATCGCTTCCCATAATCACTCAGCCCAACCCTTACCCGCGTACACTTGAACCACGGCTGAGCGTATGATTCCTCGAAGCTATTATACTGGAACAGGTGCGCATGTTGAATCGAAGCACAAGCCCAAGCATGCGACCCACAGGGAACCCTTACAATCACCTTGCCGCTGGTCTTCGTCACCCGTGCAAGCTCTCGGATGATCTCTACCTTTGTCAGCTTGCCAAGGTGCTCTACAATGTCCACGGCCCGCACTTGGTAGAACATTCCGTCTTCCCACGGCCAAGGCAATCGGTTCAAGTCAACGATCTCATCTACCCCCGGCCATTGCTCAATATCAACATTATGCCAACCGGGAAGCGGGTAACGGTAACTGCCGAGATTCAGGTTCATAACTCGTCCGTCTGCATTTCTTGGGCAAGCTCGAAACAAAGGTCGCTGAACCATTTGACTGGCACGGTGACGGCCTTCACAACCAGCACCGCAACGAACATCAGGAGAATCAAAAACAATTCAGACTTTTTCATTTGTTTGTTCTCAATGTGCTGTCAGATTTGATAGCCGTCAGAGCATCCAAGACTCCCGTCAGATATACAAGCCGATCTTCGATTTGTTTCCGTGCTGTGGCGATTTCCTCAAGCCGCTTTTGAAGCTGCTGCGCTTCCGATTGAAACGCCGTCACAAGCGAATCAACCTTCGATGACTGAATCGAAACTATCGCTCCGTTCTCTTTGGCCTTCTTCGCGTCCTGCGAAAAAGAAACAGTTCCGACGATGAAAAACAGTGCTAAAAACAAGGTGATACGCATAACAGACCTCCGGTGAGAGTGAGTTGATAACAACGTCATAATTTACTAAATTTTATAAACATTAAATGGAGGATTTTATGATTGCTTTCCGATTGTATTTTGCCCTTGCCGCTTTCATCTTTGTCGGATGCGCCGAACAACGATCCCCGGTTGAAACGCTTGTATCGTTGCGTGACGTGTCGGGCAAATACATGGTCGTTTATTTCACCTCGGATGGTTCGCATTCAGGGACTATGGAGATCGTCCGTGAATCAAAAACCCTTACCGGCACGCTCAATCTCGAATCCGTCAAGTACGATCTTGGTGGTATTGCGTATTCCGACACGAGCTATGTCCTTTCCTGTTTTAACGGCTTCTGGGGTTACAACCTGTCGCTCAAGCACAAAGACACGCGAGAGCTTTTTGGTTCGATTGAACTCATGCGGCAGGTGAACTCCTCTCATCAGTCGTTTGGCGTGTATAGCTGCTTGGCAATTCGAGAGTAGTCATTATTTTGCCCCCACCATAATCGCAACCGGCGGGACCCATCCGTCGGTTGTTGTCCTTCGGGTGATCACTCCAAGCGTTGAGGGCACAGTATTGCTTGAAGGTGTCCAGGTGTTTGCCGCCGTCCCGCTATGTGCGGGTAAACCGTAACCGCTCAGATTGTTTACCGTCACCATCGCATCCATCTGGGCATCTGTAAAGGACATCTGCGAAGCTGCCGTATAGCCCCCGTGTTGCATCCAGGACCAATAGTAGGTCCCGGCTGGAACAAGAACCGGCGCAACCACTGGCATCACGTAGGTATTGGTTGTTCCCCCGGTCGTTACCTGTATCGCCGTTCTCCACTTCAAATTTCCGTCCCGATCGTAGAGTGCATAGACAAGCGTATCGTTTGCTCCTGCTGCTATTTGTCGATGATAAACGGTATCAACTCGGATTGCATGGGGAATTTCAAACATCACCACACGCAGAGTTGAATCGGCGGCCCAAAGGCTCGTCGTGGACGATGTAGCGATGATCCCCGCCGTGGCGGGAACGAACATGACAGAAAGGGTATCGACCGCCGTTGAGTCCAGTCCGGTTCCAGAGGCCGCCGCGGTGGTGACGTATTTCACCGCGTAGATGGTGAGGTTTTTCACCACTACCGTATCCGTTGCATCATCTGATTTCAACTCGAATGGAAGTGTGTAGCTCGAATCGTTCGTGATCCCGGAAAGCGTTGCCCTCAAAGTCACGACGGTATCGGTTACACTCGTGGTCTTTGCAACTTCCGGGGTGCTTCCAAAATTCAATCTTGCCCGACCGCCTACGCTGCCTTTAATGACGGTAAGCAGAAACTTGGCAACGATAGCTGTATCTCCGGGCTGCTTGACATAGTAGGTCTTGACCTGTGCGGCATAATCTCCCGCTCCGGTTTGGCGAAGGATTTTTGGGAACACATCTGCATCGCTACTTACCACTGTATCAGAGGCCGCGGAGTAGAGAACGCGATACACGGAATCTGTCGCGGTAGAACCACCAGTTGCATTGATTGTCACATCTCCAAGCCCAGAAGTTGGGGAAACCGTTACATTTGTCCCCGCAATGATTTTTTTCACTTTCGCGGCAGTATACAGAGTATCAATAGCCGTGCCTTGCCAGATTCCGCTTGCGATGGTGCCGACGGCTGTGATTGAAGAAAGATTGCCGGTCGTGATGAATGTCCCGTCAGCATTAGGAAGGTCGAACTGACGATGCGCTGTAAAGACTGATGGAAGCACGATGCCAATGAACGAATTTGTCGAATTATAAAAATCTATCCTTCCATCAATGGATGCCGCGGTACCAAGCAAGAGTGCTTGCGAACCACTGAATCGACCAACCACGGCGTGAATGGCCGCCCATCGTTTAGATGTTGCGCCCAAATCAATGCTGTCATCACCCATCGGCTGAACAATTGTACCAATATCTTCAAAGCTACTATTCCCTATGATGGTGGATGACGTGAATCTTGGTATGCGATTCAATGTTCCATTAACCGAAGTATTAACGTATGCCTGAGTAGCCAGCGTTCCGTCTTCATTGGGCAACGACAAAATTCTTGCTGCTGTTGGGGTTGCGATAGTAAGTGATATTGAATTTACCGTAGACGCGTGAGCGAAAAACATAGACCCCGTTGATACTGATGATTCGCCAGCAACAAAAATCCCCTTCGCCGTTACATTCCCCGATGCCGTCACAGAGCTTACATTTGAGAAATTTTGCCCTGCATCCGTCAGTCCAAGAGTCCCGGAGAGATCGGGTATTGTAATCATCCGGCTTGCTGTTAAAGTGGTAGGCTTTAATTCGGTTGCATAATTCACGCCCCAAAGATCCAACGCTCCATATTCATTACTTGCTCCTGCTGTAATCGAACGTGTGTTGCCAGAACCCGCACCAGAAACGATAAAATCATTCAAAAATTTGATGTATTGCGTAGTTGAGCTGACAAGCAATTCAGCAGTTGTTTTCTGATAAAACGTAGAACGCTCAACACCGTTTGCGAGAACTAACTGTGTATCATTCACGGCATTTGTCATTTTACCGACAAACGATGAACTTCTATCGCTTTTTAAAGAAAATCCTTCCATCCCATCAATATACCAATGAGCCGAATCATTCCATTGCCGATAGAAGGGATTGAGTGCCCCCGTAACGGCATTTGTAGATGGGTTTACTCTCCGGCCCCAGACAGACGCTTCCCCCGATGTTGCGATTCTCATTTCGGTGATAGTGCTGTCAGCCCGGTCGTTCATCGCACGCAAAGCGGAATATACATTCGCGTCAATGTCGTTTTTCAATGCCCGCGCCTGATGGATGAGACGATAAGTTTGCCCGGAAACTTCGCGGTATGTCGTGAGCATCAAACTGTCGTTGCGCTCAAGCCACTGAAATAAGTGCCAGCTGTTCGTTGAGTCCGTCGCACGCAAGGGGCTGCGCATCGGCGTGAAGTAGTTGATCGCCTGCGCGAACGAACACACCAACGGCAATACCGTGAACGCCAAGGCCAATACCAAGGCACGGCTCAAGGCCCAAAGTCTTTCACAATTCCTGTATGAGATCATCCTTGTCTCCTCACGGTGAATCCTGCACAATGATTTTGATGTCGGCATACGAACTTCCATCGGGCGAATCCCGACCCACGTCTGCGAGCTGCGCGCTGAATGTGACAGCACCCCCGGAGATAGTCGGTTCAACATCTGCACCGTCCACCTGCCGCTCCTGATACGGGTCAAACGATACCGAGACGCGCTGCGTTGAACCGTCAAATATCGGCGGAGCATTGCCCCAAACATCAAGAGCCAGTTTACCAATACCCGTCGTGAAAGATTCCGGTGCGTCCTGTGTCCCCGCTATCAAAACCTTGCGGAAAAGAATCATCGCAACGGTCTCCACATAGGTTTCAACGAAAGCCGATAGGTTGGTGCGTTCATCCAGTTCAAGAACGAACTGAGAACCGTCTTTGAAACCGTCAATCCATTCGTCTTCATAGCCCGCAACATCCGCCGGGACAACGTAGGCCGTGTATAGTCCTTCGGCAACAAGACACTCATTGGCTTTGAGAAAAGAGAGAATGTATTGCTGGTCTGCCTCTGTCTGCAATACGCCAAGGTCGATGGAGATGCGCCTGCTAAATCCCGATATGCGCGTGACAAGACTCCCATCAAGATGGCCGTGTTTGCGAATGGCAAACCGCACGGCCTCCGGCTTACTAAGTCCCTTGATTGCCAATTCGTCAAATGTGCGTTCAACAAACGTGCTCCCGTTATGATATGCGAGACGAACACTCACTATGGCCCCGGCCAAGCGGTGCGAAGAATGGATTCCTGCAACTCAAGCATGAAGCGGCTCCCAATCTCTACGCCGTCAATCCATTCGTCTTCATAGCCATCTGGATTTGTTGGAACCACTCGCATACTCAGCGTTGCAGTAACCGGGTTTGTAATCTCACCGTCAAAATCTGTGGACGGAACAAACTTGAGATTGCCCGTGCCCGTTGCCGTTATGCGTTGCGTGTATGTCCCATCGGCACTGATAGCCACTCCACTCACCCCGCCTACCTGCGCAGTCACGGTTCCAGCCGTCCTACTTGCAACCGTAAAAGTGACACGATACGTCTCTTCATCCTCTGCGCCGATGTCCATTTCAAGAGCAGCGGTATTGCCAGCAGTATGTGCGGCTTGATTTCCACCACCAAGCGCCCATCCCGTTCCGAATGTCCAAGCCACATCTGTGAACGCTGCCGCAAGCTCAACTTCGCTGTATTCTAACGTCCGGTCATCATCCAAAAGGAAATATAGGATTGCCAACATTGTGGCCGTCGTTTGGATAACGCCGAAATCAATGATGAACTCCCGCCCGAAACCCCGCGTTTGTGTGCGTAGACTTCCATCCAGCATACCGTGTTTGATGCCGGGGAACAGGCGGTATTTCTCCGCCTTGTCAATCCCCTTTGCAGCCAGCACGTCAACTGTGAGAGCCTGTGCAGCAGCGGCAGGGTCGGTATAAACGAGCGTTGCGGTTGCCATTAGCTAATGATTGCGTCGATAGCCGTCAGCAACACAACACCCGTGCCGGTGAGATGAATGAACTTGATGCCGTCGGAATCCTTGTCGGATGTGTAAATGAACTTCACCCCCACCTGATTCGTGAACGTGAAGATCGTCCCATCGACCAACGTGATGATGACGTTGTTCTTGTTGATAACAACATCATCCCACAAGGCCAACTCCGTGCTTGATGCCTGCATGATTTTCACATCGACGGCGAACTGCGCAGCATATCCCACCGCCCGTTGCCGTGAATCCTGCACGGTGAGCAACTCCATCGTCAGCTTGCCCTCCATCACGTCACCGAGAAGCTCTGCGGTCTCACCGGTCTTTTGAATCTGCACGGTGGAAAATCCTGCCGGGAAAATGTCCGCAGCCGTTTGCTGTCCGAGCGTATAGAGGGTATCGACAACATTGGGCGTACCATCTGCCGGGGGTGCGCCGATAAGCTGCGCAAATTCAGCTTGTGTCAAGGAACGGTCAACATTGAACTGCACATACCGCTCGCCGTCCATGTCCTTGTCGTTCACGAACGTCCACTTCATCCCGATAACCGGGATGGTAATACTGCCGCTGGAATATGTCTGTGCATCTGCGTCGGTGATGATGAAATTAATGTCACCGGAGCCGATGGAATCCAGCTTCTCCAAGAAGCCAGCCTTGGCCGTGACCATCACCTTCAACTCAGCCTGAAACCGGAACGCATAGCCTCGTTCACGCTTCCTTGAGTCCGGCGTTGTCACAGCTTCAATCGTGACCTTGCCATCACGCAAAGAGTCTGCGAGCAGTTCATAATAAGCATCGTCCCCGGTATATTTCAACTGGAACTTTGCGATTGCGGAAACGTGAATGTCCCCGCGGGCAACAGTGAATCCGTATACGGCCATGGCTTACCTCCTCTGATTAGTAAATTTCCTCATTCCAAAATCCATTGGACAGTTACTTCGTCTGCATCTGGATTTTTCACAACCTTGTTTGCGTAGAATGTCCGCGTGGCCTGTCCATCATTGATGTCGTTGCGTCGCATAATGTTGATGACCGATTGCGTTTCACCACTCCCTGCATCCGCTACCATTGGCCCATACGTTCTTTCCACCTCGGTAAATTCATCGGTGAACTTGAAGAACTCGTAAGCCGTCATCAATTCCTCAAGCATCAAATCACCAACCTCCGTAGGGGTCATATATGCATCGGTTTTATAGTCCCATACCTCAACCCCATCCAACGGTACGAGTAACGATAGGTCGCCCCCGGTAGCTCCGGCATATAACGGCCAACTGTTGCCCGCCGCCGGTGCAGGGTTCACCTCAAAAACAAATGGCCGGTCAATATCAAATATCTCCGTCTCGGGTGGCACGGCAACCGAATAATCGGCCTGCGCCTCACCAAGCCCGGAACGTGAGCGCCACACGAATTTGTCATTGTCGTGCGTCTTGAAAAACTTCACCGCATCACCGAGCAAGTCAGAGGCTTTGGCCCAGACGGAAGACTTCGGAGCCTCGAAGGTGAGCGTGCCTGAATACGCCCTGCCGCCCTTCTGCACCAAAGTAAGCACAAAGCCGCTCGTTGGTGTGGCCTCTGGCGTGTTCACTATCCGCAGGACAAGACCCATATTGAAAAGTATCGCCCGGAGCAAGTCTTTAGCAAACGGATATTTCGTAGGCAGATAGACAACCTTCGCGCTATCGTAATAATCAGAGAGCGTGTCCCCCGCACCGTTGTCGTAGTCAATGGGTACATATAATTCCTCGAACGTATAAACAGTGACCCCTATCTTCCATTTGATGTCGGGGTTCGCCGCATCATAAACGAACGAAACAAATGCCGGGTCGGTTGTCGCCGATAATCCAGCAGCCTTGACAAGCGCGGCAAGAAATACTTGAAACCTTATTGTCGTGGCAATGGGGGTCGAAGCCGCTATGGTGGTGTCTTGCTTGTTCGCCAGAACCTCTGTTATCCAATCCACCGTCAGGGTATCAAACAGCTTGAGACCCACCGACACTAATTTTACTTCGTGCGACCGGGCAAACTCGGAATTGAAAAGGCTATTGTCGGTGGAATTCTGTTCGTTCGCCTCCGGTATCCCGAAAAAGTATGCCGTCTCGCTCACGCCTTCAATTAAGTTTATCCTGATATAAGATTCGCCGTTCAGAACTTTCCACCAGAACCCCTCATCATAAGTGTCGTGGTCATCGAGTAAAGTCAGTTGCAATGAGGATATTTCCGAAACGCCAACCTCACGTTGGTTGATTTCCTCCGTGTCGCCAATCTTCTCAATCGTCTGCACCGTGGGGATAGTCAACCCCGCAAATTCAGAGAACACCGTCACGGTGAACACACCGACGGGAGTATTGGCAAGATTTGGGAGTGCGTATTCGGTCATCAATAGCTCGTTCTCAGTTGTAACCGTTCACCACGTTTTACAAATGTCCGCAATCCCGTGGCTGTGATTTTGTTCTGCACAACAAAAATGCTTCCGCCCCCAGAAGGCCCACCTCCGAAGCGTGCGGCCTGCCCCATCCTGTTGACGGGCGAAACGTATTCCGGCTGTGTCTCGGCAATCGTGTAAATGGAACCGCTTTTCATCCCACGACCCACCACCGGTTCGGAGATCATGCCACCTTGTGCTAATGCAAACACGGGGACACCAAGCTCAGCCAAGCCAAGTTTTATCCCCAGTTGAAGGAGTATATTTACCAGTTGTGTCGCGAAATCACCAACGAATTTACCGAGCATTGTATGCGCTCCACCAAACACTTTTGCGAATGCTCCCCCGATCTTTGATGATATGTCTTGTGATATATTTCCGATGCCTACTGCAAATGCAGACTCAAACGCCCTTGATTGTCCTATCATTTCGCCAAACGTGAGCTTTGCCTCACCGCGCAGTTTAGCACCTACTTTGCCGGGTTCGATGCCTTCAACGCCCTTGATGTCTGTTACGGCGGGCTTGGCGGCGGGGCCGAAAATCTTGGCACGGATTTTTGCCTGCTCTTCTTGAAACCTTCTGTCGGATTCATTAAGTAATCCGAGTTTGTATTGAGCATCCCAAATTGCGTAAAGTTCCTCTTTTTCTTTTTCCAGTTGTTTTAGTTTTTTCTCCTCGGCTTCCTTCGCCTCTTCTGCACGCTTTTTCTCCTCCTCCTCTTCCTTCTTCCGTTGGTCTGCGATTTTCTTTTCAGCCTCTAAAACATCTTTCTCGGCTTGCGTCCTTTGTTTCAACGCATCAACATCAATGGTAAAAAATCCCGGCGCAAATAAATCAAACTTAATGATGTCTTCGGAAAGGAGTTTATTTCTTTCGGTAGTCAGCCTCCCAAGATTTTTGAGAAGCTGCTCCATGTTCTCTTCTTTTGTTATCTTGCCAAGCTCAAGATTCAGTTCCCGTATTTCATCGTTGAGTTTTTGAAGCTCCTTCCATCCTTTTTCAACAGCGGGATTGAACTTGTCGGTAAAAGCTAAAGCAAGACTGGTGACAACACCAATACCGAGAACGATCCCAGTTGGTCCGGCCAGCGATGAAAGCATACCTTTGAATATTGTTTGAAGAGGAACACCTTTTGCAGAGACACGACCAAAAGATATGGCTATATTGGAAATGCTCGAAGAGAAATTCTTCGCTGAAAAATCTCCTCCCTGCAAGCTGTTTGTCAGGTCGCCCATCAAAGGCAACAACCCTTGCCGCAGTTGAAGGCCGGTCTTAAAATACTCATCCCTTTCGCGGGCCTTGCGAGTCATAAGCTTCTCTGTGACCTGCGAGATCCGCTCCTTTACCTTTACCTCTTCTTCGGCTAATCGGATTTCAGACTGCGAGCCGATGATATTCTTCTCCCGCTCGGAGCGCAGTCCCCTTTGAACCGTCCGTAGGTCTTGCAGGCTTGCCGTGCCGTCGTTGATTTTCTTAATCAACTCGTTAAGCTCGTTCTGCCCCGCTATGGTCAGGCGTATTTTAAGTTGTTCTTCCACTACTTTTTATTGCCCTTGATTTTCTCAAATCTATGAGTTAAGTTATAATTATGAAGCTAACCCTCCAAATCAAACTCCTGCCTGATGAACTCCAAGCGAAGATTCTTCAATCTACGCTCCGGGAAGTCAACCGTGTGTGTGATAACATTTCTCAGGTGGCGTGGGAGAAGAAAACCTTCAATCAGATCAAGCTTCATCATCTTGTTTATCATCCTCTGAAAAAATCCACACAACTTTCTGCTCAAGTGATTGTACGAGCTATTGCCAAAGTCGCCGATGCGTACAAGCTCGACAAGAAAACACTCCGCCGGTTCAAGCCGCTTGGTGCGATTGCCTATGATTCCCGCATTCTCTCCTACAACATCAAAGCGAGAACCGTCAGCATTTGGGCGATCAACGGACGCATCAAAGGGCTGCCGTTCGTGTGCCACAATGAAAAGCTCCTGCCTTACATCAAAGGCGAAGCCGATCTTGTGACGAAGAAAGGCAAATGGTATTTGTTTCAGACGGTCGAAGTGCCGGAAGAGAAAGTCCGTGATGTTGAGGACTTTATCGGCGTGGACTTCGGCTTGATTAACATTGCAACTCTCTCGACGGGTGAAAGGCTGTCGGGAAAAAAGCTTGAATTGTATCGTAGCAAAAGCCAACGGGTGCGCTCGTCTCTCCAATCCAAAGGCACAAAGAACGCCAAGCGCGTTCTGAAACGGCTTTCGGGAAAAGAGAAACGAACTGCATCCATCGTGAATCATACGCTTGCAAAGCGCATCGTGAAGATGGCGAAGGAACAAAACAAAGGCATCGCTCTTGAAGAACTGAAAGGCATCCGTAAGTCTGCCAACAACAAAGGCAAAGCCTTTCGCTCTCGTGTTGGACGCTGGAACTTCTCCGATCTTCGAGCAAAGATTGAGTACAAGGCTCAGCTTGCCGGTGTTATCATTGCTCTCGTTCCTCCCGCCTATACTTCGCAAATGTGCAATTCCTGTTTTCACATTGGTTCTCGTAATGGCGAATCGTTTAGATGTCAATGCGGAAATTCTCAGCACGCCGATGTTAATGCCGCTCGGAATATCCGCTTGTTGGGGCGTTCCGTAAACAGCCCTAATGAGTCGCAAGCTCTGTCATGTCCTGTTTTTAGACATTGTGCGTAGGCTCAAAGTCGCCCGCTTTAATGGCGACGGTTTACCGCTCGTTTGGTGTAAAGGTCTTCCACATGCCTGTCGTATCGTTTGAACATCAGCTTTTCCACCACCTCAAAATATGTCATGCAGTCAATCTCCTGCTCCCCGTATCCTATCTGCACAAGCTGAAAGCGCAAATAGGGCTCCTGATACTGGCCGCCGGGTAACGGCACGTCAATCTTAACCTTGTCCTCAAACTTCTTGAAATCCTTCAGGAGCCTTTGGATGTCGGGGTGTTCGTCTGAGTATAACCGAAAAAACCCAGCCGGATTTCCAGCACCTCCTCCGTCGTGAGATTCTCGAAGCTTAACTGCTCATCCCACTTCTCGAAAATCAGTTCGCAGAATTGCTTCCACACCACGCGCAGATTTTCCCACTCCGGCGTGCCGGGTTGGCCGGAAATGAACACATCCTTGAGCGGGATAATGTTCTCATCGTAGAACTTCTCCGCCGGGTTGCGCAACTTCAATTCCGCACGCTTGAACGCAAACTCTTTTCCGTTGACCTTCATACCGTCCTCCTGTTTTATTTGAATGATTTTTCCATCACGAACTTTCCGAGTTTCTCCGTGATGTCCTGCATGAACGACTTAGTGAGATAAAAAGGATTAGCCCCACGGATTTTGACCGTGAGATACGGCTTCTTCGTTAGTGCAATGCGCCGTGCCATTTCGTTTGTTTTGCCCGATGCGTACCAGACTTTCCAAAAGTGAGCCTTGATACCGGCCATGCCTTTGACTTTACCGGGATGTGTCGTGCCCCCGAGGAATTGCACCCTTGCGTATGGTAATGACCCGCCTGCCGTCCACTCGATGAACGTATCGCCAACAACGGCCCGGAATGTATTGACCAGCTTCGTGCTATTCCCGTATCGCTTCGTGCCGTCTTTGTTGCGTGGGAATTTGTTGTGCATCATTTGCTTTTTGAAATTCATAACGCCTTGCTGTGCAATAGGAACAAACCCGGCACGCAGGTTTGCTTTCTTCGCTTTGAAATGACCCTGGACTTCAATACCGATCATGCCATGAGCCTCAAACTGTAATCGGATGAGTAAACGACAATCTCCGGCAGGTTCACGATTAAAGATTCATCATCCCCCGGCACGGCGAGCATAGGACTGGACGGATTGAATCCAACGGTAGTTATCAGCGTGCCTTCGAGTTTCGATAAGGTGGAGGCGAGCGTATAAAGGTTGGACTTCGGCCATTTGCCGTGGATGGAATCATACACCGCGGCAAGCAATGGATAGGCTGCACGCTGCGCCTCTTTCTTGTCACGCAAAGAGCGGGACCCAACGAAGAAACGCCATTTGAGTTTGTGGAAATATAAGCTACCTACCGAATTCCGGCCATCAGGCCCTTCGATAGTTTTCCCTTGGTATTGCACAAAGACAAAAGGCAGGAGATGAACGAACCCTTCCGCAAAGGCGGGGTCTTGAAAATTGGCTTCGTTCACCTCTCCGACGTGCGTGCGGATGTTGACACCGGAAAGATCGGAATTGGCTTCCAGTGTAGCGAGTATCTGGTCTTCGATGGTGGTGAGTTCATAGCGCATTGAGAACCCTTCAGTGGTGCATCAGTAGAAGCTGGTTGGTGAGTCGTCGTTGTAAAAATCAAACTGTTTATCGTTTGCCGTCATCTGCATCATAGCGACCGTCCGACTAATATCAGGCAAAGCAATTTTCCCTTCGGCGATCGCTTTCAACTTCTCGAAGGCTTTGTCCTTGGTCGCTATCCATTCTGCCGGAACTGCCGTCTCTGTGAATCGCCGCTTCATCGCATAGTAGCAGGTAAGGTCTATCGCTATCTGTGCAATGATGCCGGGAATGGTAGCCAACGGAAGGTCATAAGCATTGCGTAAATACGAATCAATGTCGTATCCAGCTTTACCTATCAGAAAGTCAACAACATCAGCGTCCGGCGTTGTGGCGTTTGCCGTGTCGTTCGTAAGCTGCGCCAGTATCTTCTGCGATATTCGTGCCTCAAGGTCGCCCTGTGTGCAATACTCCGGCCCCACGGTAGACGGGGTTGACTTGTCATAACTCAGACGGTATCCTGACAAAACAAGGTCTGCATTGTATGTATCTACCGCCGCACGCTGCACGACGAATACAATTACATCCCCTTCGTTCGGCTCGATCCCGGTGAACAGCGACGCGGGAGCTTCAACGAATTCATAATCCCCATCATCAAGGGCAACGGCATAATTGGCAAATCCAGTTTCAACTTCATCGGGTGCAGCGGGATTCGTTGCGTCGATACGGATGCACTTGAAATTCAGGCTCAAGCTGCCGATGAACTGCCGGGCAATCATCAACTCGAAGTTGTCAAACGATACGAACCCGGAAGGCACAACCCACGTCCTGCGCCACTCCATCTGAGAGCCATCATACAGGATCGTAGTCGGAAATGAACCCGGTGTTGCTTCCCCGGTTTCAACTGTCGCTTGTTCAACAAGAAGAAGTTCAGATACGACGCTCATTGTGACTCCGTTTCAGCGTTTGAATCGGGTATAGGAAAATTTCAGGTTCGCCGTTGTCCCCGCGGCACGATTCACGATAAGCGAATCGGTTTTCGCATAAGCAGACGGTAAGTCACCGGCGACCGGCAATATCTCTGATGTGTTGCGAATGGTTACGCTGTAGGCATCGTTGGCCGTTGCCCCGGAAATGTAAATAGCTTTGCGGACTTCCGATGCGTTGAAAGAAGATGTATCGGCATTTGAAAGGATGGAGCCATTCGGCAAGACAAAACCAAGCGCTCCCATATACCATTGCGAGGAAGGAACCGGCTTTGCCGTATCACCCGATGCTTGCCACACAACAACTTGAGAGTGTGCTGCAAGGGGACAAATGAATAATAAGATGATGATGAGAAGTTTGATCATGCTCTTTCCAGCCCAAGCCCTTTGCAGACGGTGGTAACGACGTAGGAATCGTCCTTGCCGAGAATTGTGATGGATTTCAATGCGTGCATGGTTGTCTCCTCAGTTAATTGGTCCCCACGCGGCACCGCCAACGGGGGTTAAATGATTTCCATTTCCTGATTTGTCGTAGCCACCGGATTGCCAGTCCGTCCAAAAGACGATTTCCCCTCCACCGGATAGGGGTGGGAAGGGAATGAACTTCGAATTGGCGGCGGCTGTTATCCATGAGGCTATGTCGGAGGGGAGGGAGGAGTAGCGAACACGTAGCTTCTCGCCAATCGTTCCGGTGGAATAGTTTCCCGTTTGATCGCGGCCAATCCAAAGCGTATCTATCGTGACCACACCAATGCCTGTGATTGATTGCCCCGTTCCCGCTACGCCATCAATGTATAGTGTCAGGTTTCCCGTGCGGCTCCACGTTACATCCCATTGGTGCTCGCGGCCGTCGTTAATCGTCGCGGAGTTTGTGGCGGTGACGGTTGTTACTCCGTCCGTCAGACTTACGCTCGCCGTGGCTGTGTTTTGCCAGATTCGTAAGCGCGAAGAATTGGTAACGCTTGAACCAGCAATTGTTTGCGTTGAGCCGCTGGATGTTTTTACCCTGATACTTGCCACCCCATCCCACCCCTGCTTGAGAGAAACGTCGTCAACATAGAGGGTGTCGTTTAATCCCCCGCTGAGAAGCTGCACCCTGACAAAAATTCCGGTCTGTGTTCCCGGAGCCTGCCCATTCGCGACAACCTTCGTCCAGGTATTTGCCGTTAAAGTCAAATCGGAGCTTGCACCAAATGATGCACCGGCCTGGGTTACAATAGCGATTCTTACCTTGCGCAAGCTATCGGTCGCCGGAACATAGCACCATGCTTCCCATGTAAATTTATCTGTGGATGTGTTTGAAGCTGGCGATATGCTGGCAACAACACCATTGTTTCCGGGAGGACTTGACGTTACAACATATTGAAGGCTTCCCGCACCAGTGCGTACTCGGTCTAAGTTGGTATTGTGAGAAATCGCGCCCGCAGATAAGACGCTCCACCCCGTTGTATTAGCGTCAAACGTGGTGTTAGCCAGTGACTCACTCCCGTTCAAGTCCGTCTTTGACGGGGAGGTACGGAAGTGATATGCACCGCTTCCATTCAGAAACGTACCATTCGGAGGCGGCTGGATGATGTCGCTTGCCTGCAGAGACACCTGTGCCGTGGCTCCAAGGAGAGCAATGGAAAGGAGAAGTCCTATGTTAAGAAGTCGTTTCATGACGGCCTCAATCATAAATCAGGATGAGTTCACTTACCAGTTGGCCCGCTTTTTTGGGGGTGAAGGCTGTGAGGGCTTCAACAGTGTAGAAGATTTTCCGGGTCGTTGACTGCAATGGCAATCCGCCATAGAGTAGCACCTGACCGAAAGAGGCCGTTGAGCCGGTCTGCCCAGAGGTAACGGATACAACCGCCTCGCCCAAGAAGTAAGTAAGGTTCGCGCTGATTAAAACGTTGGGCGCGTTGTTTGCAATCAAAGCAATGGAGTCTGTGTAGAATCGGTACTTGAACGATCCCGTTATCAGCGTGTCCCATTTAGAAATAAGGAAGAGTGCTCGCGCTTTTGCCCCAGCAACAAGAACCGCATTGGCAAAGCTCGCCGTCCCCGTGGAATCACTCACGATGTCCCCCACTGTGTAGGCTGTGGCGTTGTAGCCGTTGTTTATCGTGCTCAAGAATCGGGCGGGCTTCGCGGCTGGGAGTTGTGCTCCTATTCGGTCGAGGGTGACTTCAACGGAATCGACTCGCTTCGCAACGGTATCAATACGGTTGGTCGCGGTGATGGCTTGCAGGTGAAGCAGATTGATACGGGCAGCGATAGTGTCGGATGTCTCTTCGGTCGCTACGCCCGCGATTGTTACTGCTTGCGAACCGGGATTGAACGACGAACCAATGGCGGCATTGAACATCCTTACCAGAACTTTGACTGTCCCATTGGATTTCAGATAGACCTTCGTAAATGAGGCGGTCTGTGCCGTCTGCGATTCGACATCGCCGTTGGCGGTAAGAATGCCGCTCCATTTCAAGTTGGTCGTTTGAGAATAGGAAACCTGAACGGTATCCCCGGACGTGGCTCCCTTGTGTATGACAATGACCTGCATTGCGGGCCAAGGGGGTCTGAGGGTATCATTCGCGGTGGTAAGAGTAAGCTCCCACGTGGCTGAATACTTACCGGCATCACCGGTGTAGGCCGGGGTTTTGATCGTATCGATTCTCGTCGTCGCTGTCTGCGCAAACACCACCAACGGCAGAAGAAGGACGGCGAGGATAAGGATGAATCGCTTCATCGGGTTCCTCCGTTCTGTTCGTTTGACAGACGCGGCGCAGTCCTTTCGGTTGCTGCGCCCCGCCGTTACAAGCCGTCACGCCTGATTGCGTAGATAGCCGCAGACTTGAGTGTCGATCCTGCCGTCAACTTCGTGCGATGCACAACCACGATCCCGGCTGAAACCACCTCGAAAGCATAAGGTGAACTGCCGGTATCAGCAACGGAAGAATGTGCAGGCAAGTAGGGAGTCACGGTGAAAACATCTCCCACCGTTGCGCCCGTCCAAGACAGCGTATCGGTCACTCCATCGGTCAAGAATGAGTCAATCCGTGCTATGGAACTCGTAACTTCCAACAGTCCGCTCAGCGTAGTCAGGCCGCTTATCGTGGTCGCCCCAGTGGAATCCACGACAAACTTATCCGTGCCGTCGAATGAATTCACCGTGAGAACACTCAAGGCGGCGTTCTGACCAACTCCAAAATCTGCACGCTGGAAAGAACTGAGACCCGTTGAAGTAACGGCCCCAGATGCAATCGTTTGACTTGTCGCGGTAATCGCTCCCGTTGTAACCAGACCGACCACCGTAGCTTTGCCAACCGTATCAATGCTTGCCTTCTCCGTTCCACTGGAAGAGTAGAACCGGGCAATATAAAGCCGCGCACTCAACCCCTTAAGATATAGCGTCGATGTGCCGTTGCTCGTTGCCCCTCCAATCTTTACGACCCCTGCGATAGCCGCAGAATCCATAGTTTCAAGGCCGCGGGATGTCGTGGCACCGGCGCTATCCACCTTGAAATATACAACGCCATCCTTATTCTCCAGTGCAAGTATGTTGGCGAGCAAAGAACCTTGCGCTGTCGCCTGATTCCGTATGGCAACAACTGCATTCGTCGATGCTGCACCGCGAACCTTCACCTTGTTATTTGCTTCCAGGAGATACCGACCACCTATGGCATCTTCCCATTTCGTGCCGGACGTTTGGGCCTGCACCGGGTCCGTCCACCCGACCGCAACCAGAAGGGCGACGACCATTACAGCCACAATGAATCTGCGCATGTCATTTCCCTTTCTGTTAGGCGAGTGAATAAACCAGTTGACCGGCGAGGAAGTCCGCATTGGAATCCTGCAACCCCTTGCCGTACTGCAGAATCCGTTGGACTTCGTAGATGTCCGAATGATTCCGCTCCCAGCGATAACTCACGGCACGGGGATACCCGGCCTTCTGGAACCGGAAGCCGAACGTGGGCTCGTTCAAGCCAGCCGATGTATAGGCCAGCACGACGTTCCCGGACTGATTGACTGCCCACACATCGGCAACTGTCCCGGCATCGTTCGTCTTCACCATCTTGCCCACACGCACCACGTCCACTTCGAGGGCAGCAGCAGCAAGCTCCTGCGTCACGATGGACACCTGCACACCGTTCGTCACCGATCGGGTCAGGTAGGACAGCACGGCGGCGTTGTTGCGGAACAGCCTCCACCCCAACGGATCAAAGATGACCGTGTTTGCATCACGCCCGATCTGCTGCCGGACGATTTCCTTTTGACCATACAGGTCTTTGATCGGATTTCCCGCACCGGCCCAATCATAGCCCGCACCCGTCTGCGCTGCCGGGTAATTCGTCGTGAGCGTGGCTGCCGTGGCTGCCAGAAGCTCTTCACGAACATCCAGAGCGTTGTTCACCATCTGCGTGCGAATGGTCATCAGGGCATCTTTGCCCATCGCGAACTCTTCAAGCTCACGGTCGTCGATCATGAACCCGAGAGAGTATTCCGTCAGGTTGAACTCAACCGACGTATTCACAGCTTCCATGTGCTGTGTCTGCCCGCGCAGACCACGGGAGGCATCGAACTGCTTCCACGCTTCCTTGCCGAACGCCGGGAACTTGCCGTTCTCTTTCAGCGTCGGGGGCGCATCCTTGAACAATGCCGTGCCCACCATCTCCATGTTCTTGTAGCCAAGGATGATGGGGAGCAGTTCCGGCACGACCCTCAAGGTGGAAAGGGCGGCATCGTCCGCGAACTCCATCACGCCTTCGATGTCATGTGAGCCGCGTGCGAACTTGATTATTTTACCCATTGATGTATCCTTTCAGTGATAGTTCATAAAGTTTGGTTTCGTTCACAGCATCACGTTACGGTGCAGTCATCAGAACACGCACCCTGTCACCTGCGGCACTTGCGATGTCAAGAGCCGTTCCACGCTTGCGACCGGATGCGAGAGTAACAACCCGCCCCGATGAATCACATTCCACTTCCATGAACGCCGTGGCGAGCGCTGCACCAGCATCGACAAGGGCAACCCCTGCGATCTGACATGTGATTTGATCGCCTGAGACTCCAGCAGAGTCGCTGACCCCGCAGGAATCATCATCCGCTCCGGCGTAACCACTGCCGTCGTACTTCACATACCGATTGACCACAATCGTCGCCGTCAGGTCAATGGGGACTGAGTAAAGTTCGGTTTTCCCGTAAGAAAGTGTGTTTGCCATAACCTTATCTCCTCAAATAAAATTGAATGATTGTTTGTTATACTCTGATCGATCCCCTCAGTTCAGGGTTGTGGGGTCGTATTTGATTTCACCCAGCATCACCTTCGTCATCACGAAGGCCAGCTTCTCCTTCGCATCGCTGCCGGGGATTTCGGCGTTGTGCTTCGCCAGATACTGCTCGGCGAACTGCACCTTCGCCAGACCTTCCATCGAGAAGGACGCACCGGCGGGCATACCGATTGCCTTGGCCGTGTCGTTCAGGGACTTCACCGTTTCCTCCTTGAACTCCGTGCCCGTGGTGATGGGCTTGAAGGACTGCACGAGCCCCTTGAGAATGTCGAAGGGCTTTTTCTTTTCCTCCCCGAACTGCAACTCGTTCGACGTGAGCAGCGTCTTGGCGAGGCCGAAGACTCCCTGCTCTTCCATCTTCTTCACCGGATACCCAGCGGTCTTCAGTTCCTCCTTGAAGGCCAGAACCTGCGCATCGACGTGCTCACCGGCGGCCTTTGCCTCAGCCGCCTTGCGCACCTTGTCCGCTTCCGCGAACTCGGCGGCCTTCGTGTCAATGGCGGCCTGCTGCGTGGCAAGCGCGGCCTTCTGTGCATCAAGCTCTGCCTTCTGCGTGTTCAGCTTGGCTTCGGCCTCGGTAAATTCCTGTTGTGTCATGTCTACCTCCTTGTTTTGATTGGTTGTTTGTTTGCTGCGCATCAGTTTCTCCACCATTTCGGCCAAAGCGGACGCAACCTTCGTGAGAACTGATTCGGACTTCTCAACATACTCAAAATGCTGATTCACGATCTTGCTCACGTTGTAATAGCAATCGCTCACGGCAAGATTGCACTTTTGCCGCTTGCTCTCATTGTCCTCGTCGGCCTGCATATATGACCACACCTTGTCCAAGCATTGCTTGAACTCCAACTTGATGCGGTCATAGGTGTCATCCGTCGCGGCTTCAACGATTTCCTCCACGTCGGCGAATTCCAATCTCGTCTCAACGGCCACAAGGTTCTCCCGCTTCTCCGTAAACCCCAACGCCGTGGCGAGCATCGGCAGTCCCTTCACCGCGGGATTCTTTGCACCAAGGAACCCGATATTGCCGAGATAATACTTCCCCTTCGTTGGGTTCGTCGGGTCTTCCGGCTTGTAAAGCTCGATGCTCGGATATTTCACCGACTTATCCTTGATCGCCGCCACAAGACTCTCGGCAAGCTCAACGCCGTTTGTCCACAACTGCTTGCCCACCTTTTTCAGACCGTGGATGATGCCAAGGTTCGGCACCTTTGTGTCGTAGTCCGATGTGTGCCCCAAGACAGCCCCGGCGGTGAGCGTCTGCGGGTTGTAGCTCTCCGCAATCTGCTCCACATCCTGCTCGGTGAATACCCCTTGCGGATAATCACCAGCCTCGAAAATTGGGAAGTCCTTTACCTTGACCATGTTATTCCTCCAGTTGTTTTATTTTTGGTTTGCCCTTGGTTGCATCATCATCCTCTTTGTCCGGCTTTGCACCGGAAAGTTGCGTCGTCAGTTTCGCGGCGTTGACTTTCTTCTCTTCCATCGCCTCATGGTCAAGCTGGATACCAAGAACATTCTCAATGTATTCATCAGCTACGATCTTGCCAGCACTTGTAAGGTTGGCAACGGCAGAAGACAAAGCCACCACATCAGCCGCTTCGTCAAGGATGAATTCAAAGTGCGGAATGTCCCTTATCCCCACGAAGTTGAACTCGCACATCCAACGCACAAGAGTGTGTGTGAGTGTATCAGCAAGGGCACGCGCATCGTATTCGATGATGTCCTGCCTTACCGTATTATGAACCACCCCAAGCGCACGGCTGCCAGCCCCATTCGACCCGGAACCCTCCGTTGTCAGTGTCTGTCCAAGGATGGACTTCGCTATCTGTTCGTCAGCAAAGCGAACAAACGCCTCGAAGGTGTCGCCCGTGCTTTTGCTCCCATCGGCTTTGGCAAACTCAACGGAGAAGTTTTCCGGGTATGCACCATAAGAGCCAACGCGAATCTTCTTTGCTACCGCCATTGCCTCCGTCTTGATTTCACCCGTAATGTCTGCCGGGTATTTTACCAACGGGATGGGCGACGATGTGCTTTCTGCGTGCTGCATCCAGAACTTTATCACGTTGCGCTTGAACAGCCACATCCAGTATATCTTCTGGTCAATCGGATCGCCGAAGGGACTCTCATGCAACTGTGCATTGCGGTGGATGATGTGCTTCTTGTCCTCGATGGGTTCGCCGTAAAACGGATTTGATTGCGTGCGTATTTTCGGCCACCGGGTCGTTGCATCAAACTGCAAACGCCTCTGCGGACGATTCAGCAATTCAAACGGCACAACCCACCCGTCATCGTCAATGCCCCAAATGATTTCGCTCCATGCGAAACCCTTCCCAACGCAATCCATCAACTGCACCATGTCCTGAAAGAACGACGGTATGCGCCGGATGCGCTGCTCAATCTGCTTTGCCATCTCAATTGAGCGTTCGTCATCTTCGTCCGAAGGCTTGATGCGCCACGACAACCCAGCCACTGCCAGCTTGCGGGTCATCATCACACCGGCGATCTGTGGGTCGCGCTCGACCTCATCGTAAAGATCGTATCCCGCCATGTCAAGATACCACTGCGTCAACAGAATGCGGTCCCGGTTCATATACACACCGGAGCCGTCTGTGGGGAACGGCGCAGCAGCACCTACATACAGTCGAATGTAATCGTTGAGGACGGATGCTTGTTCATCGGAGAGAAACCCCATTGACAGGCGGGGCGAGCCAGGTGTTTGCACCGGCTTGGCTTCAACAAACTCTTGAGCCTGTGGCGGGACTTTTTTCGTTGCAGCCTTTGTGGTTTTTCTTTTTGTCATGTCCTGTGTGGGTACAATAAAAAAAGGGAGAGCCGATAGAGATGCTGTTAGCATCTGTTCTCGACTCTCCCTTTTCCATCAGGAAGAATCAACATTTAACGCTCAGTGCGCTCTGCTTACCTTTTCACCTTGGCTCTCAGACTCTCGTCTGCGGGGTGTGGTTAGCGACTCGCATTGCAAAGATAGTTCTTTGGTCGGTCGTTGTCAAGTAAAAAAATCCCCAGAACGTCCCGGAGAGGCTTGCGAGGGCCTTGGTTCATTCTGGGGATAGCGTCCTCTGTTGAGAGGACAAACCTTAAAAATGCAGGGAGCGGCCCGCACGGGTCTCGCGGTCACAGGAAAGTTGCGCCTAAAGCTTCTGTGGCTCCCTGCTGTCCGTTATGAGTTCCGTGATTGTTCCCCTGATTTGCAGCTTCCCGTTCCCCGGTCCATTGGCATGTGATAAGACCACCTGAATGAGAGAATGGACATTGCAGCAAGTGACTATATGTTTCAACAGCAACACGCCACCATTGGGCGTTCTTACTGTCTTTGAAGATTTGTTTCTTGCAATGTGCGAGTCTTTCCAAATATCCATCACCCTTCATGGCGAGTCCTTTCAGGTGAATGTATGTAGAGGTAGTAGAACCTCCGGCCACTCAGCGCAGTCGCTCCCGTCTCAGGGGAACCGTAAGCCCGATAGCCGGAGGCTCCCAATCTCACGTCTTGCATCATCATCGGCACGTCGCTCAACGGTTAATTGGCGTGGACTATTGAATGCTGTCATTCGACATTCAAACGCCTGATTGCGCCGGTTGCATGATTTGACCATAGCCTGATGCCGTTCGCTTGATTGTCTACCTTTCCTCTCAGTGATTGTTTGTCTTGCCCTGCAACTTGGATAGTACATCGGGAGCCATATCACCGCCCACGAAGTAATTCTTCACCTCGCCCCCGGCTATCGTTATCTTAAGCACACCCATTCCCTTACGCATAGCGTTGCGCACATCACGTATCATCTGCGCTTCAAACTCGGTGACGTTGATGGTGCGGGAGTAAACTATTTCAGTTGGTGTGTCGTTGCCCATGATCTGTGTTTAATCGCCTTTGCCCTGTCCTGTGTCCTGCCTGTCCACCTGCCCTATTTCGTAGCACCCGGCACATATGAATTTCTCTTGCGCACAAGGTTTCGTAATCAGAAAGACTTCTCCAATATATCCAACAATGAGTTTATCGTTCTTATCCAATGGCGTAAAAAATAATCTGCGGCCTCCAATATAGCACGGCTCGCCGCAGATCACGCATGGCTCAAGACTCGTCCCGCCGATCGGTCGCCATTCTATCAGCAACCGGCAACGTGCTTTGATTGCTGCCATAAGATTTACCAAATATTCTGACCACCAATGATTTACTTAATTCTTCGAGTGCTTTTTTAACTATTTGTTGTCCAAATAAATGGATGGGGTTAAGGAGGGTTGCCGTAATGATTCCACCGTCGGAAATCTCCATACTCGTTGGGTCAACTTCCAATCTACATAAGGCGGCATAGGCAGCGATCTCCTCTTCCGTGCCTGAGACAATTACGTGGTAGGGAAAATCATCCAACCTCATTTCACTTATAACTTTCACTTATCCCCCAATATCTGCTCCATGTCCGCACGCATCACCTTCCACCTCTGCTGCTCTGCCACTGCCCAGTTCTTCGTGTGGTAAACGGCCATCTTTATCGGGTGCATGTCCTCCTTGTGGCACTCCGGGCAATAGCCTTCCAATGTGTGCATACCGTTCTCGAATAGCCTGCCGCATTCAGTGCAGAGGAAGAAAGCCTTCGGGATGGGGTTCTCTGTCAAGATGGGGATGTCCACGTGGTTGCCCTTTCAGAATGGATGTGTCTCTTTGTTCCGCAATTCATCGACCTGCCATTGAAGCTCTGCAAGCAACTCCCTTACCGTCTCACCGTGCCCGGTCGAGAAGCCGTTGACCAGCATCCACTGCGCAAGCTGTTCCCGGTCACTCATAGTCCCATCCTCCTGGGATTCCCCCGTCTTCAGAATTGACGGTGGCGCATTAACCGATGCACTATCCACCTGCGCGATCTTGTCTTTGAGTTGAGACAATCCTTGCCAGAAAGTTCCCAACCGTTTCTGTCCAGACTCTTCATATTCTGTCTTGAATTTCTCGAATCTTTGCCGGTCAAGTTCTGTTTCAAAATGAGCCGACCCGTCTGGCAACAGGATAACTCTAATACCCGCATCAAGGCACGCTTCCAATAAGTCAACATTTATTTTTGACTGTACTTCACGTTCCTGTGGTGTTGGCATGTTACTGTTCCTTGGATTTCGGTTTGGTAAGCTTTTTATCGTATGTCTGGGACTGAGCCATCTTCGTTCCAGTATCTTTTCAGAATCGAATCAAATGCATCCGCTTGTGCTAAATACTGTCCTCGTATAGCGTCGGGCGCACCCTGAGCCTCCTTTTTCAATACATCTCGACGATACATCAACTCCTGCTTGAGTTTGGCGAGAATTGCTTGACGCTTTGAAGACAATTCAACATTCATTCGTTCGATTTCACTTATCTTCACATGGTAAGTCTGAGTCATTTTGTCCCCCGTTAATATTGCTCCGTTGCCTGTGATGTAACCGACTCCACTATGCTTACATCTTTCAAATCCCGTGCGGACAATATGCCGCCTTTGAAGTGCCTGTTGATCGCCTGCACAAATGCATCGTTCACGTCTGTGCCAGATGCCGGGAACAGCAATAGCCCTTGCCGGGGGTCATTCAGCAACCGCTCCTTCAAATGCCGTGCAACGAATACATCCCCACGTTCAACGGCGGGTGAAGCGAACATTGCACGCGTGCGCTTGTCACCACCACCAGCTATTTCTACCTCCGTCGCCGGAACGTCATTATGTGTCAAGACCTGCTTCGCTGATTTACCGCTTGCCTTGGCCTCGATGTAATGCGGACCGCCCTTGCTGCTCATCCAGTCGATAAGCTCCGGGAACTCCACCCAACGAAAATCAAACTCAAGCACATACATTTTCTTATGCTGTCGTCCGTCTGCGTCACGCCATTGGTGGATACCGCTCTTGACATAGGCACAAGCGCTGTTCTTTTCGTCCTCCGTGTATGCCAAGTCCCAATCATATCCAACGGCAGTAAGGATTATGCTGTCCAATGCCAACTGCTCCGCATCGAATGGCTTGAACCAATCCTCCTTCCACAAATCACCCTCAACCTTCGTCGGCCTCTGTTGGCACAAAGCCTGCCAGAATTTCTCCGTCATCATCTTGCGGTTCTGCTCGACCATCGCCCTTGTCATCAACTCCGGTATCAATACCTCGCCCTGCTCACGCCAATCAGGTATGACATTGCACGTCGCCGGGAACTTCCATACGCCCTCCATTAACTCGGGGAAATTGAGTATCGTCCAATGTTGCGGGTTCAACTTTTCTTCCTCCAGCAGCCAGCCGGAAAGGTCGTCAGGATGCCACCGGGTCTGCACGACGATGAACGCTGCGCCGCTATTTTCGCTCAACTCACCCATCCGCTGACGCTTATACCATACCGTGCGCCACCAATTCTTGAGCTTGTCCCGTATCGTGGGTGAGTATGCTTCCTCCAAGTTCTTCAACGGATCGTCGATGATAAGCACATCAGCATGCTTCCCTGTTGCCGGTCCGCCCGCACCTGCCGCCCACATTCCACCACCTTCAAGCGTGCGCCATTCCCGTGCACCGCTCACATCCTGGTCAACAGCACCACCCGATACGACGTAGTTATCCAACGCATCACGACTTAAGTTGTGCGCCAAATCTGCTGAGTAACTTGCAAGCCCAACTCGTTTCTTTGCGTCCTTGCGGATAAGGTAGGCGGGGAACAGGCGGGAAACATTCTCGGACTTCCATGAACTCGGTGGACTAAATACCATCAGCCGCTTTATCTTGCCTGCCGCCACATCTTCAAGCACCTGACCAAATTTCGTGTTGTGCCGATACCAACGGTTCTCAGGCTTCACGTGCTCGACGAAAGTCTTATAGTCCACAGTGATGCGCTCACGGTATTCAAGCTCCGCTTCGGCTTTCAATCTCAACTCTGCCTCCATATCGCTTACGGGACGGTCGCTCATAAGCCCTT